ATGACCGAATCACCCACCGTCGGCGAACTCTTCAAGGCCAAGGCCGTCACCGACGAGCAGGTGAACGCACTGGTCGACGCCGCGCTCGCCTACCAGCGTGACGCCCGCGCCAAACGGGTGACCGGTTCAGGGTCAACGTCGCGCTCGCCCTGATAGCCGATCCGCGTACGTTTGAGGTCCTCCGGGATCCGGCAAGTTCGCTGCGAGCCAAACGATTCGCCGCACGCACCGCGATCTTGCTGGCGCGGGCGCAGAAGGCGTGACCGACCGCGACGCCGAGACTTGGCGCTGCACCTTCGAGCCCGGTCCCGAATTCCCTCTCTCGGTCCGCGGCGAGATCACTGGTCGATTTCTCCACGACGACATGAGGCCGACCCGCCATGATGGAGCTGGTCGAGTTTTTGCTTGGGCTGGTTCTACGCAATGACGAGGCCGAAAAGGGCAGACAGCAAGCACCTCGTGATGACGTAGAGCGCCGCCGAGCATTTTTCAGGACGGCGGAGGCCGATAGGGGCGCGAGCTTCCTGCCCAAGTAATAAATGCGGCTTGGCGGGGGCGGCGGGAGGTGCCATAACCCGCTCCACCGTTCTAGTTTTGAAATCCGTGTAACATGCGCACATATATGACAGATATTTGACAAGTGGATCATTTTAATCGGTTGGACTTTTTGTCGAAATACCCCTCCCGCAATAGATCAACCATGGTGAAGAGCTATGCTCTCTCTTGCGCGCAAAGGATCCAGATCTCTTGAGCAAACTCTAATATGGCGCTCGCGAAATAAGAGATACGCCTGCCTGACACATGATATCGATCTAGCCTCCGGGGCCGGCCTCGAATTCGGTCCAGGCAACAATCCTGTTGAGTTGCCGACCGGTCTAGGTATTACATATATTGACTATGATCTTAAGGCCAATGCTGATCTTAGCAATCGTGTTCCAATAGATTATGCGTGGTCTGGCTCCGGATCACTAAGGAATGTGCTCGGCCGCAGCGAGTATGATTTCGCCATCGCAGCTCAAGTTGCCCAATATGTTCCCAACGTGCTCGGCTGGTTCCGCGGCATACATACCGTGCTACGTCCGGGCGGCGTACTTAATCTCTCTCTGCCTGACCGGCGGCTAATGTTCGATGCAGGTCGCAACGAAAGTACCATTGCCGAGATGGTCGAGGCAGATGTGCATGAGTACGATCGTCCGAGCGTGCGCCAGATCTTTGCACACACATATGAAACCCTAGCCGTTGAGCCTGCTCAAGTCTGGGCAGGAAAATCCCCTTTGGAGGCGTCACGCTACTGCGGTGAAGCCGCCTTAGCACTGGCCTATAAACAATCTGTCGAAGATCACGCGACCGGCTATTATCGAAACTGTCATTGTTGGGTATTCACCCCGACGTCCTTCCTTGATGTGTTCGAGGCAGCAACGCGGCTTGGCCTTTTCAAGTTTGTTTTAAATCAGCTTACTATGCCAGATGTGGGCGGATGTGAGTTCTATATCTCGCTAAGGCGCGATGTAGAGGAGGAGCCGCAGTCCCTGCTCAACCTGCAGCTTGCCGCGATCCACTACCTTAGAGAAGATCTTTCGCGCGTGAGTCGCGAGGCTCAGGTCCTCTACGGCGCTTGACAGTTTAATCGCTGTCTCGCCCGAAAAATCCCGCCGCGGCTGAGCCGGGCGGGGCCGGGGTTCGTGGGCTGAGCGGCCAGCCGAGTACGGAAGCGGATGCTCGCGGCAGTCAGTTGATAAGAGACATGGCCTAGCATGAACGGCGCGGGATGAGTACGGGCTCAGGCACCGAAGCGCTAGCGGTTGCCGCAACGCAGATCCTCACGTAAAAGTTGCCGTAGCATCCCGACGGATCGGCGACGACTTGCCCTGCCGTTCTCTCATATAGGGCCTGAAGCCATGGACACTCCAAACGCCACGCCGAGGCGGGTAACCGAGCAAGACCGTGTCGTCGGCGAGCGCATCCAAGTGCTGCGCAAAGCCAAAGGCCTCTCGCAGGCCGCGCTCGGCAACGCCGTCGGCGTGACGTTCCAGCAGATCCAGAAGTACGAGAACGGCTCGAACCGCGTCGGTGCCAGCCGCTTAAGCGAAATCACTCGCGTACTCGAAGTGCCTGTTTCGTCCTTCTTTGACAGCGACGATGGCGACGCTGGGCAGGAGCAAGTGGAGGCGTTCGGCTTCCTACGCACTCGCGGCGCTGTCGATCTGATTCGAGCCTTTGCCGAAATCGAGGACGATCAGTTGCGCCGTGAGGTTCTTGCGCTCGTGCGCGGCGTGGCGCGCCTCAGGCAGGAGCAGGATACCTGACACAGCGCCGCCCGCGGCCACGGCCTGGACGAGGCGACCGTGCGAGAGATCTACGAGACCGTGAAGGAGCAGGCTGCGGAGGCCGGCGTCGGTGATGACGACCGCATGGCTGAGGTGCGGAAGCGTATGCTCGCGGCGGCTCAATAGATGCCTTCTATGTCGATGCCATGCATATCAATAATAGAGGCTAGAATGGACTGGCTACAATTCTTTTCCAGCATCATCGCCTCATTGGCATGGCCGTCAGTTGTAGCGCTATTGCTCATTCTATTGCGCTCGCAGCTTGCATCACTTGCTCAGCGCCTTGAGGAACTGACTTTGCCCGGAGGAGCCAAAGCATCGTTCAAAGAACTAATCCAAGAAGCAAAGACATCTGCGGAATTCATTGCAAGCAAAAAACCAAGCGATAACTCGCAGGTATCCGAGACGAAAAGGCTTCCCACTCCGAAAGACAAAATATTCGATACGTTTCAGGACGCTGAGGCCAAAATGGCCGCCATAATTTCAGAACTACCAATACACGAGCGAAAAACGCCCGCAGATTTCATATTTTATACGCTCAAATCCCATGGAGACGGAGCAAATCTGTACAAACTTTACGAAAATCTCCGTCAGATTATATTTTCATCAACCCAGGCCCCAGAAGATACCGTATCGAATAAAGACGTAGAAGATTTTGCGTTTGCCTGCGACGTTGTTTTGCGAAAATTCGAAACAGAGTTTGCCGCCTGGAAGGCGTTCCGAAGCGACAACGAAAAAAGCCCCAGGGCCGAAGCCCCGGGGCATTAACGCTTCAACGATCTTGTTGAACCGCTCCACAGGCCGAGGCCCCGGGGCGGTCTGTGGACGAGTGGGGATAATGGGGATCAGGGGGGCGAGCGCCCCGTGATCGCTTTGAGCATGGTCTGGCGAGTCTCCTTCATCTCGTCGCGCACCGAAGACACCAGGTCGTCGATCCGTCGCTCGAGCCGGGTGATGACGTCGCCGGTCACGTAGGTTCGCGCGACTTCGACCTTGAAGTTGTGCAGGGCTTCGGTCTGGGCCGCGATCTGGATCTTCACCGCCGCCATGTCGATCGTCAGCGGGGACACCGCGTCCCTCGTGCCGGTGCGCAGCTTGCCGATGACCCAATCCGCGCCTTTGCCGAGGGCGAACAGGAAGGCCGCGAGCGCCACGACCTGCGCCCAAGTGATCGGGCCGGGCGAGAGGAACGAGGTGTCCATCGGATCAGGCTTTCAGCAGGCGAGCGGCACCGGCGCGGGCCAGCGTCGTGAGCGGCGAGGAGACGAAGAAGGCCGTCAGGATCGTGGCCTCGATCGCCACGTACTCGGGCGGAAGCGGCTCGACGTTCCAGCCGAGGTCGAACGTCTTCGTCAGGCAGGCTGCCCCGAAGTGGATCGCGGGCGGGATGCCGATGCCGTAGATCAGCCCCTTGAAGGCCGGTGCGATCGCCGCCTTCGCTTGGTTGGCCGCCATCTCGGCCTGGACGACCTGGACCGCAACGTCGCGCTGGGTGTTCTGGCCGTTCTCCATCCCCTTGAGGATCGGCTGCAGGACCGAGTTGCCGAACACCTTGATCAGGCCAGAGCCCACGGTGCCGAGGAGGCTTCCGATCGGGTTGGTGAAGAAGCCGAGGAGGCTCATCGGGGCGGCTCCCGCGCCGGCAGAGCCGCGAGCTTCGTCGCGTAGGCGCGAGCGGCGAGTCGGGCGACGGCGAGGAAGGTCGCCACCTTGGCGCCCGGCAGCCACTCCGGCAGCAGCGGCGTGAGGTCGATGCCCGGCATAGCGTCGAGCACGTCCGGCAGCGCCATGATGCCGGCGAGCAGGTAGACGCGCCAGCCTGAGGCCGCGCGCCAGCAGCGGCGCAGGCCGAGGCGCGCCCGCGCAAGGAAGGGACGGCGTGCCATGGTCAGGCCTTCCGGAACGAGGTGTGGATCAGGTCGTAGAGACCGGCGAGGCCGGAGCGGACCGCGCCGCCTGTCGCCTGGACCCCGGAACGAAGACGCCCGCCGGTGGGGGCAGGCTCGTTAGGAGGGGAGCTTAGGAGGGGAGCTTGCGAGCTGGGGACTGTCGGGATCACCGAGTGCCCCGCCGCGCGCAGAGCATCGACCATGGAGCCGCACTGACCCGCGATCAGGTCGTCCTTGTCGGTGCCGTTGATGATGCGCCGGGCTCCGACAGGCTCGTATCGGCCACCCCCGAAATAGTCGGAGAGCTTCTTGCCCGTGAACCAGCCCTCGACCATGCCGTAGAAGAGGATCGCCGCCGCCACGTCGAGGCGCATCGCGAGCTTCGGCGTCTTCACCAGATCCTCGTCGGCGCGCAGGTAGCCGAGTTGCCGCAGTCGCGTGGTCGCCTTGGCGTAGTTCGTCTCCCAGGTGAGCTGCACGAAGCCGCGGCCCCAGAAGCCGGTCGGCCCGTAGCTCTTTCCTTTGCCCCGGCCGTATTCCTCGATCGGCTGCATGGTGCGCGCCGTCTCGTGGAAGGTGGTCGCCAGCGCGTAGCCGAGCGACGTGGTGCCGAGCAGGGACGGCGCGGCGTCGAAGATCGCGTCCATGCCGGCGACCTGCGAGGCCGTCAGGCGCCCGCCGAACAGGGATGCGCGCACGGCCGCATAGAAGGCGGCGCGGTTGAGGCTCGCGGCCATCATGGTCTCCGGATTGTGGGGGTGGACTAGTTCTTGACCGGGCTTTGATCCGGCGCCGTCAGACGGGCGCGGAAGCCTGTCGGATCAGAGGCTTAGCGGGTGGACTAGATTTGACCGGGTTTTGACCGGATAGGCCGGTACGTTCCGAACGCCCGGTCCCAGGCCGTGGTGACGACGCCGAAGTTCACCTCGTCGCCGCGGTGGTGCATCGCGTGGCGGATCTTCAGCCCATAGAGCGGGTGCCCCGGCGCGACCCTCCAGTGGTGCACGGCGTGATGGGCCGCGATGTAGGCCAGATACCCGAGGGCGAGGCCCGCGAGCACGCCGGCCGGCAGCAACAGGAACAGCACGCCGAACACGAGGAGCGAGTGCCAGGACGTGACGCCCGTGCGGCCCGAAGGCTTGGCGTGGTGCTCGTCGTGGCCCGCCTTGAACAGCGGCAGGCGGTGGAACAGCACGCGGTGGATCACGTACTCGGCCAGCGTCCAGGCGACGAGGCCGAACAAGATGCCCGGCAGCGTGGCGCCGCCGAACAGGATCAGCGCCAGCGCGAGCGCCGGCATCGACACGAAGTCGGCATAGTAGGCGAGGCGGGACATCGGCGCTCCTGGCGCTGTGCGGGTCAGAGGGGCTGAAGAGCGACGCGGCAGGTGCCGCAGCCGATCGCCCGGGCGGCGCCGCGGGCGAGGTCGATGGAACGGCCGGCGATGAACGGGCCGCGATCGTTGATGCGCACGACCACGGAGCGGCCGGTCGCGGCGTTGGTCACCCGCACGCGAGTGCCGAAGCGCAGGGTGCGGTGCGCGGCGGTGAGGGCGTTCTGGTCGAACCGCTCCCCGTTGGCCGTGAGCCGCCCGTGGAAGCCGGGCCCGTACCACGATGCGATTTCGGCGCGGGCCGGCGTCACGCTGAGCACGAGGCAAGCGAGAGCGGCCCGCACCGCGAGGCGTTGCAGGAGCATGGTCGGTCCGATTGTTCGATGGTCGACCGCCGCGGGCTGCGGCGTTCAGCTATTCGCCCGACGCTCTCCCAACCAACCCAAGATAGGTGAGTGTGGCTTTTCGGGCATCGACTCCGGCAACCTCAGCGTGCCCTGTTGGCATGAAGAGGCGACCTCGGGCTGGAGACGAAGATGGCGACAAAAGATGTGCCGTTTACCGTAACGAACGGGACCACCCAGGCAATCGTCGCGCAAGGTACGTTTTCAGTCGACGACGCGACCAATGAAGTCGTTGTAATTTCTGGTACCGTCGGGGGCCAAACGATTTCCGCGCTATCGAATTTCAACGGCGCGAATAACGTACTCCAGAAAGAATTCATGCGGACGCAGGTTGGCGCTCCGACATACACTTACCGCGTTGGCAGTGTGAGCTTCGAGGCGGGAGGAGTTAGCTACAACCTGAATGGACCTGGTGCCTTTTTCCCAGGACGTCCGTTTGAACCGACTCGACTTATCTCAAGCGACGGCAACGATATCGTCGTTGGTTTGAACGCTGGCTCTTACGTTGACCCTCTTTGCTTCACGACCGGCACAAAAATCAGCACCGCCCGAGGCGAGATGGTCGTTGAGGATCTCCGCGTCGGCGACCTCGCCGTCACGGCCGCCGGTGCGCTGCGGCCCATCGTCTGGATCGGGCATCGCGAAATCACCGCCAAGAGCGGCTCGCTCGCCTTCAACCAGCAGCCGGTTCGCGTCCGGGCTGGTGCTTCCGGTCGCGGACTGCCGTCGCGCGATCTCTTCCTCTCGCCCGGACACCCGGTGCTGGTCGGCGCGGATGCCGACAACGCGGGCGGCGTGCTCGTGCCCGTGATGTGCCTGATCAACGGCACCACCGTCACCCGTGAGCCGGTCGCCAGCGTCACCTACTGGCACGTCGAACTCGACAGCCACGACATTTTGCTCGCTGAAGGCCTGCCGGCAGAGAGCTACATCGACGGCGGCGACCGGGCCTTCTTCTCGGAAGCGTCCGATCATGCCCTGCACAACCCGGACTTCGTGGCTCCGGGCTGGAACGGGCGTTGCCGGCCGGTCGCCGTGGACGGTCCGGTCGTCGAGGCCGAGCGGCTTCGGCTCGACGCCGTGTTCTCCGGGTCCTTGAGCGAGCAGTGCGAGTGGGAGCCGGCGAGACTTTGGTGCGAGCCTGTCAGCATCGCGTGACGATCCCGCCAACGACCTGAAACTGCTGCGTGGGCGGGCCGTTGCATGACACGCCCGCGACGCCTGAGGCAAAGTAAGCGCCTGTCGAGACGTTGCCGTTCGCGGTCAATGTGCCGTTCATCGACAGATTGCCGTTCGCATCGATACGAGCGACTGCACTGGATTGGTCCGGGCCGGTGTGGAACATCCAAGCCTTGAGAGCACTACTTTGGCTCATGCACATGAACGTGCCGTTGTAGCAAACTGCCTGTCCAGACTTGAAGTAAGCGGCGAACGGCATGGCATCTGCCGTGAAGTCCAAGCCAACCTTGTGATTGCCGGTCGCTTGCACGATAGCCCGTGCGCTGTCGTTCATTAGAAAATCAGCGTCTTGGACCTGAGAACCGTTGTCGTTATCTTGAAAGAACAGCCCATAGTGGGCCATCGAGCTTGTTCCAGCCCAAGCGCCGGGAGTGGAGTTGTTGCCGATGGGTCGATCAGCGGTGCAGGTGGAACCATCGGTGCAGTCGACGCGATAGCGCTGGCCGCCGTAATCGATGCGGTTGATCTTGTGGTCGAACTTTGTGCGCCCGCCGGTACCAGAGACGAATGTGAAAGTGTTGCCAGAAGTCGTCACCGTCCCCGAATAGGGGTAAGTGATTGGGTTTCCGAAATAATGGAATGCTAGGTTCGGATACGGATTGATACCGCCGTAGAAAAACCATGCAGACGTACAGTTGAAAGACTGACCCGCCGGCGGCTGTCCGCCAACGATACATTCGCCGTTGAAATTGCTATGGTCCATTTCGATCCCGTAGGTTTGGACCTGCTTGGACCCGCTACCGATCACGGTATCAATGTTCAGACCCCAATAGGTCGGAGGCCTTTCTCCGTTCGGGCCTGGATGCTGATGCCCCGAAATCAGCATGCCCGTAGCGTTGGGGGATAGCTCGTCGGATGGATGGGCCTCGGAAACGGAGCCGCCTACCACGTCCATGTTGATGAACGAGCCGCTGACCTGCTGCTGCACCCCTCCATCGGCGCGGCCGTTGACGAGTTGATACGCGCCGCCACGCGTGAACGGAGTGCCGGCGCCCGGGTCAGGCGGGTAGGTGTGATTACTTGATGTGGTGCCACGAGTTGCAAAGATTGGGATAGCGCCAGAGCTTCCGGCCTGCCACGTACCGAAGCAGTCCGGGATCCAGGTAGATGTGTAGTCGCCGGTCCATTTGCCGGCCGTACTATCGATGCAGCCCGCAGGAAGGGTCGTCTTCACCGATCCGCTGAACACCGGGCTCGCCAGCGGCGCCCGATCCGCCATGAGGCGCGCCAGCGTACCCGAGGCGGCCGACGTGGTCGGCGTGACGTTGATGCCTGAGCCCTCGCCCTTCCAGCGGATCGTTTTGGCGGTGCCGTCAACGCAGCCGACCGAGACCATCGTCTTGCCGGTCCGCTCCCGCACCGCGAGGTCCGGGCACGCGCCGCCGTTCTGGAGGCCGAGTTCGGGCAGCGTGAAGGTTTGGGCCGAGGCTGGCGAGACGGCCGGACCGAGAGTGGCGATTGCCAGCGCCAAGGCGAGTCGCATGGAGCGGATCATGTGAAAAGCCTTCACTTCGGCTGGAGCGCGGCGGAGAGGAGCAGGTCGGACACCTGCACGAGGCTCAAGTTCAGCGTCTCCTTCACGAAGGTGAGGAGCGCGCAATCCGGGGAGACGAACGCGGTCGTGCGATATGCCCGGTTGATGGGATTGCCCGGGTCGGACGACACCGCATCCTGGATGATCGCAGTCGCGCCCGGGCGAAGTGCCTCAAGAGCCGCGAAGAATTGGTTTGCCGTGACCTGTCCGTCGCCGGAGCCGTTCCCGACCACATCAAGGGTCACTGCTGTGCCTTGCCGTCCGACCCGCACCGTCGCAGAGGGCGACCGCACATCGATCGGGAATGTTGGGCGAACCGGATAGCTCGGCATAGTGGCGACCTCAGGCGAACTCGACCGGCTCGGAGAAAACCTGCTCCGTCTCCGGGCCGATGGTGACGAAGACCCGCACGTCGTAGAGGCCGGGCGGGACGCAGAGTAGCGAGCCTACCGGAAAGACCGCCTCGACGATGCCGGGATTGGAGACGACCAGCGATCCGGCCGCGAGGGAGGCCGTCATCACCGGCTCCGGCGCGTGGCCGCTCCAGCATCCGCGATGCGGCGCGCGCGGCGTCACGGTGAGCAGCACCTCGGAGCAGGCCGAGAAATCAATCAGACCTTCATCCGAGAGATCGAGACGACCGCGTTCGTCGGCCGCTCGGAAGACATGGCGGAAGCGCCACTGCCCCAGCCGGGAGACGGCGCCGAGCGTGTTCATGAAGGACGGCATCGGCGTCAGAGCTTCAGGAAGAAGGTGCCGAGCCGGGTCGGCGGGAGGTTCGAGAACGGCAGGCCTCCGCCGGGGTTCGGCTGCGAGACACCAAACGTCTTCGCCGGCGGGACACCGGTGTTGGCGTTCGCGAGACCCTGCTGCAGGTTCGACACGGTCACGGAGCCCGTGGAGGAGGACAGGGAAGCCGCGGCGAGCGTCTCGTGCGTGATGTAGCTGTGCGCCGGATAATCGACGGTCACGGAGCCGCCGGGCAACGTCGCCGGCAGGTTCCTGTTGGACAGTCCGGTGAGCGCATCGCCGCCGATCTGGCCGGGCACCTGCGCGTCGCCCAGCGCTGAGAACCGTGCACCCGACACCGTACCCGTGGAACCCGCCGACGCCGGCAGCGAGAGCGTGATCGTGGTCCCGTTGATGTCCGCGATCGTTGTGCCGGCCGAGATGCCGGTAGCGGTCACCGTCATACCGATGGTGAGGCGGGCGGAGCTGAAAACGGTCGCCGTGGTCGACCCGGCCGACAGCGTCATGTCGGTGATGGTCTGGAGACGACCGGCCGGGCTCGACCCCATGTCGTCGAGACCAGCCTGCATGAGCCCCTGCATCGTCGGAATGACGATTTGCTTGCCGGCCGAGAAGTCGCTCGACGCCGAGGTGCCGCGCCCACCGACGACGGAGGCGACCGTGTCGGGGAAGGTGTTCCAGAGATAAGCGAAGGCGGCCGAGGCGGTCGCGGAGGCGAGTTCCGTCGCGCCCGATCCCGCGCCGCCGAGCGTGCGGCCGTTCATCCGCACCCAGCCGGGCATGATCCCGGCGTCCATGCGCCACTTCACATCGCCGGTCGCGGCGATCGCGGTCAGATCGACGGTGCCGCTCCCGCCGCCACCATCCGCTGTCGGGGGCACGTAGCCGAGGCCGTCGTCGAACCAGAGAAGGTTGCCGTAAGGGCCGGTCACCTGTTCGGCGTAGAGGACGGTCGGCAGGTAGATGCGCGGGAATCGGCCGGTCCCGTCTGCCTTCACCGGCTGGGCGAGCGGCTTCGTCAACGCGGCATCCGAATAGACCGCGAGCGGCGTGGTCGTGCCGGCTTTGAAGAAGGCGACGCTCGGCACGAGCAGGGGGCGGCCCGACGCATCGAGGATCTGCTGTCGCGACTTCGACCAGGACTCGGCGGCCGATGCAGCGGAGATCAGGCCGAGCGCGAGAGCGAGCGCGGCGGCGAGAGGTTTGAGCATGGGGAGAGCCTGAAACGACGAAGCCCCGCACGGGGGCGGGGCTTGGTCAGGGCCAGCGCGTAGGGCGCGGCACAGTGATCAAATCGCGGGTTTTGCCCGACGGGTCAAGGGGTCGTGGCCGGGGGCATCACCCGTCGGCCGCGTTGCGCTTCGCGTGCTGGATCATGCGCTCCACATCGGGGTTTGCATTGACATACACGATCTGAGTGCCCGGATGAGATTTCGCATAAACGCGAAAGATTTCGTCAGCGAATGCTTGTCCAATCTCGTCAACGTTCCTGAAGTCAAGAAAGACTTCGGAGAACTTCTCGAAGCGTGCAAGGACGCGCTTGGCTTGTGAGCGCGACACGAAGCTACCTTCTCCGAGCTTGGCAAGAGTCATTGGAACATGCGTCCTTGAGAAGCCGGCGTCATCGTCCATATGCTCTAGGAACACGTCATTCGCCTTCCGCGTCGTGTTAGCCGCGATGCTCATTCGCACGACGGTACCCTCCTGCCAATTTTTACTCTCATCGGACTCGATCAGCCACTCAGCATTTTCTTCACGCTTCCGCTGATAAAATAAATCCTGCGACAACAGGACAAAATTATCGAACATCCGGGACGTGAAGAATATTCCTTCGCCGCTGTGCCGCTCGGGAAATGAAGTAAGTTTTCCTTTTGACAGCTCCAAAATCGCGTGGCGGCGGCTTGATAGGTTGAAGTGCTTGGCAATTTTATCGAAGATGCCAACACCATAGTCGTGAATGGTAAACGTAATGCTAACAGGTGTCCTCACAAGGTGATAAAGGCAACGGTCCGACTCTGAGTGATCAATGACGTTGTTAAACATCTCAGTAAAACCGTAGTAGCAAATGTACCTTACGTTTTCAGGTATGCCAGCGAGCAGAGGCTCGATTACTTCGGTCCATACGGTGTCGTCTTGGGTTTCTGGGGTAATATCCACCACGCCCATTCTTTCGGCGATCTTCGCCAATTCATAACGCGTACCCTTGGCGCGGCCCTGCTTCACGAGCTGCCCCTCGGCCACAAGGCGAGCAACGTGCTTGTGCGCCCCCATCCGCGTCATACCGAAGGTGCGCGCCGTATGAGTCACGAGATCAGTCGGATGGTCCGCGACGCTGCGCAGAATCATTGACCTCACGAAATTGATGGGCTTGACCATGGTTTTTTATAAACCATCGGTCCGTTTTTTGTAAACCTGCTGCGATGCCGCGGTCAGCTTCGGTCTGGATCTTTGCCGTGCTACCGTCCCACCATGCCCCGTTGGCTCCTCATCGCCCTCGCGTTCGTCTTCTATGCCGCGATCATGGCGGCGGTTGTTGCGGGCGCCCGTACGCTCGTTCCCGGCTTCAGCGGATGGATGGGCCAAACCTTCGGCGAAGGGGTAGCGACGATCCTCGTTTTTGGCGTGATCGGTGCTGCCGGCCTCTACGGTTTCTGGCCGAGGAGACCCGACGGCACGATGCGGCGGCTGCGGTCGCCCTGGGACTGAAGTAGCGCCTGCGTCAGTAGCTCTAGGGCATCGCCCGCATTCTGCGCGCTGGCCGAGCCCTGCGCCCTGACGTTGAGTGCCGCGATCAGCGCGTCGAGCGCTTCGCCGGGGATCATCGTCACCGCCTCGGCGATCTGGCGGTTGCGCGCAATGTCCGCCTCGCGGCCCATGGCGTTGGCCGTGGCCTTCAACCCCTTCACGCCCTGCGCCGCCGCCATGCCCGGCACACCGCCAGCCGCGCCCGCGACGATGGTGCCGACCTCGCCCGAGCCGGGATCGAGCGCGCGGGGAGCGAGATCGTCGGCGGCGCGCTTGCGCAACTCGGTCATGGAGTTGTTGACGATGCGCTGATGGGAGGCATCGAAGGCCCGCTCGCGCTCGACGGCGCCGACGAGACTGGTGGTCGGCTCCTCGCCGAACACGGTGTTCATCCGCGCCCGGTTCCAGTCGCCCTCGCCCTTCACGGCATCGGCCAGCGCCACACGGTCGTTGGCCTTGGTGCCGACCAGCCGATCGACCTCGGCGCGGAGACCGTCGCGCTGTGCCTGCGCTACCTCCGGCGTCATGGTCGCGGTCTCTTCCGCCAACTGGCCGGGACGCACCGCCTCGCGGCCACCGTTGAGCAGGGTCTGGCCGCGCCCGAACGCCTCGCGCTGCCGGAAGAAATGCTCGGCTGAGCGGTTGGCGACGCCGTAGCCCGGCACCTGCGTCTCAAGGGTGCCGTTCAGCGAGCGGCGGGCGGTGGTCAGCGCGCGGAGTTCGCTGTTGCGAGCCGAGCCGCCGGCCTGCGCCTGGACGGTCGCGATCATCGCGTCGAGCGCCTCCTTGGCGTTGTGAAGCGCCTCGGGGCGAGGGTCTGGGACGCGGGTCGGGATGCCGGCGGCGTCCACGGGGCCGTCCATCATCAGCAACTCGCGGGTACGGGCGAGTCCGGTAGCGGCACCGCCCTTCTCCCGCGCCGCGAGGCTGTCGATCATGCCGAGCACGTTGCGGGTATCGACCTCGATGGGCTCGGCGAAGGCGCGGGCGTAGAGCGGCGGCACAACGCGCTCGTACTCGGCCTCAAGGGTGCGCTCGAAGCCGGCCGGGTTCGTGGCCGGGCCGACGTCCGCGTCGATATCTCGGCCAAGCCGGGCGTTGGCGCCGCGAGCGCGCTCGATCAGCGGGCGTGTCACGGCCTCGCGGGTGTCGGGCAAGACGGCGAGGCCCTGCGCCCGGCCCTCGAACGAGGGCGAGGCGTCGAGCAGCATCGCATCGGGGCCGAGTTCGGTCAGGCGAGCGCGCACCGGGTCGGGACCGCCGGAGTTGCGGAGATCGTCGGCGAGCTTGCCGGCGGCCTGCGCGTTGAGCCCCGGCACCGGGGCGGCGCGACCGGCGACGGCCTCGCCGATGGCGCGGACGCCGCGGCCGACGAGATTGCCGACGGCGGGCGAGGCGCCGCCGACGACGGCACCAAGAATGGCCGCGTCGCGAGTCGCAGGAAGGCTTCCGTCGGTACGTACGGCGGCGTCCGCGCCGCCGATCGCGCCGCCCGAAGCGAGTGAGGCCGCCGTCCGCACCGGCAGCGACGCCGCGCCTGCGCCGAACACGGCCGGCGCCGCCGCGATGGCCGGGGCCATGCCGACGACCCCGCCCAGCACCTCGCCGCCGATGGTGGCGGTCGGGCTCTCGTTCGCGGTCGCCTCGCCGAATCCCTCGACAGTCTTCAGCTCGTCGGAGAACTTCGTGTCGTTCTTGAGCGAGCGGATGCCGGCGACTGCGCGGTTTACGCCGCCGAGCAGGTAGGGGCCGACGACGGGCACGCCGTTGATGATACCGCGCCCGACGGCCGCCGCCTCACTGCCGGGCTGCCCGGCGGCGGGGGCGTCGGTGACGGGTGCGGGCTTCGGGTTCGCGGCGAGAAGTGCCTCGAACGGATCGGATGGCGCGGAGATTGCCGCCTGAGGCTTCGGGTTCGCTGACAGCAGGGCGTCGAAGGGGTCGCTCATCGTCCAAGCCTTTCCGGCGCGATGCCGGCCTTGGCCAGCATGTCCTCGACCTGCGGGCGCAGGTCGGGGCGTTCCTTCACGATCCCCTGCGCCTTGGAGAGGTAGGTTTCCCATGTGTAGCCGTCCGGCGGGCGGCCACCCTCGACACGCTTCGGCGGGCTCTTCGGGCCAGCATCGGGCTTCGCTCCCGCCTCGGACTCAGCCTTCCTCGGCGGCTCGTAGGGCTTCACCGGAGAGAAGCGGGGAAGCACGTCGTCGGGATTGATGCCACCGCGGGTGACGATATCGCGGTAGCGGGACGTTTCCTGTCCAAGTGCCCCCTCGTAAGCCTGCATGCGACCGAACGCTTCCGTCATGATCGCCGTGCGGGTTTCCGGTGTAAGGGCCTGCCCGCCGTTGAGGCTGTTGATGGAGCCGACGAGCCAGTCCGGTAGCGAGCCGGTGTTCTTCACCATCACCATTTCGCCCTCGCGGACCACGGAGCCGGGGTCCATGATCTTGCCGAGGCCGTAGACGAGATTGAGGTCGGCCGCCTTGCTGTTGCGGGGGGCGGCTTCGACCATCGCTTGATATATCGGGAGGGCCTGCTCGTAGTTCTTGAACGAAGCGAGCCCCTGGATCTCGCGCCGGATACCCTGCGCCTCCTCGCGCCCCTTGCGCTCGTTCTCGACCGTCTTGTCCTTGTCGGGCGCAGTGAACACGGGCTGGCGCGTTACCGGGTCGATTACGGTCGTGCCGGCCGGGACGTTCATGAGCTTCGACTGTCCGCTCAGCGCGTTCTTGAAGTCGATGAAGGTGCCGCCGAAGCCCTGAGACTGCGCAAGGGCGTAGTCGCGCTGGTCGCCGGTGAGCTTGCTCTGCTCGATCTCGCTGGAGAGGAGCGTGCGCACCGTGCTCAGTTGCTGTTCCGAGAGGCCGGGAATCAGCGAGGCACGGATCAGCGCCTGCACACGTTGAGGCGAACCGGGAGCGGCGCGCAGAACTGGCCCCGCGACGCCGGTCGGCAACCGTGCCTGCGCAAGAGCGCCTGCGGTCTGAAGGCTAGGCGGAAGGGCGGAGGCCGCCGGCGCCGACGAGGATGGGGCCGCAGCCTGCGGCTGCCCCTCCGGGATCTGGAAGCCGGCATTCACCGTGCCCTGCGCCGGGAGATCCGCCGCGTCGGGCTCGGCGGAGGCGACCTGCGTCGCGGCCGGCGCGGTGGTCGGGGTGCCGCCCAGGCGAGTAAGATACTGGCGCGTCGTGCCGAGGCGGGCCGCAAACTCGCCATCGGGCCGGTTGTAACCGGCGAAACGCCAAGCGTTCGCCATCAACTGATTGGCTTCCTCCGGGCTCTTTGCGTTCTGGAGGGCCAGCGTCAGTTCGGGGCTTTCCGTGAGGGCGAAGGTCGCCTGCGCCGCAACCGGATCCTTGGCCCCGGCGGTCAGGCGCCGCATGTTGGCGAAGCGGTCGCCGCGCCAGGACAGGATGCCGCCGGAGGTTCCGGGCTGCCCGCTCTCGCTCGGATCCGACCACGACCCCATGATGTTGCCGGGCTTGTAGCCGCTCTCCCGGCTCGCATAGGCGGCCATCGCCGCGAGTCCGTTCGGGTTCGTGAGGCCGCCGGCCTTCAGGGCATCTACGAAGCGGGTCTGAATGTTGCCGTCACCGCCCGGCAGCGTCACTGGACCGTTGCCGCCCCCAGCAAACGACGGCAGCGAACCCTCCGCGCGTGCCGGGCTCGATAGCTCGCCCTGTCGGTAGGACCGGCCTAGGTTGCTGCCGAAATCGCCGGAGGTAGCCGGCGCGGCCTCGCCCCCGCCACCACCGAACAAGCCCCCAAGCGTCTCGCCGAGACGCTTGCCTGCGCCACGCGTCTCCCCAAGCTTCACCAGTTCGAGACCGGTTTTCAGGTCGCCACCCTTGAGCGCAACGTCTGCCGCGCCAGCAAAGTCGCCTGTCCGGATCTTCTCGCCCAGGTCGGCAGCGAGCCCATCCTTCTTCGCGGCGTCGTAGCTCTTCGAGAACGAGTCCCCGAGCCCGGAGATCATCTGGAAGACGGTCGCACCGTTCATCGCGTCACCCGAAGATCGAGAAGGCAGAGGACATGTTGCTGCCGATGTTGCTCAGCGCGGCCGGGTTGCCCGACATGGCGCCAATGCCCTTTGCGAGCAGGTTCGCGCCGCCCATCAGAGCGCCGAACCGGTTCTCGGCCGCCTGCTGCCCGGCCATGAGGCCCTCCTGCCCGACGGTGGAGAGCCCCTTGGCCGTGTCGGTCGAGACGCCGGCCTTGGCCACGCCGGTCTGGAAGCCGACGTTGCCGAGGCCGGTTTCCGCGCCCGCCTGCCCCGAGACGGCGGTCGCCCGCTTCGTGTCGAGGTTCGCGAGGTTGGCGAGCCAGTTGTTGAAGTCCTGGCTGGCGAGCCCGGAGGCGAACTTCATCGCGTCGGTATCGGCGTTGCCCGAGGCGAGCGTGCCGTTGACGGCCCTGGCGCGGGCGAGCGCCTGGAGCCCCTGGTCCATGTTGAAGGTGTAGCCGGTGCCGGTCGTGTAGGCGGAGCGCGCTGCGCTCGAAGCGTCGGCGCCGTTCACGCCGAGCGCATCCTGATAGAGCTTGGCGCCGCCCCGGTACTCGTCGGCGAGGTTGCCGAAGAGGCCCGAGGCCTTGCCGTACTGATCCTTGGCGAAGCCGAGCCCCTGGTCGAGCGCGTCCTTCGCCTCGTTCTCGCCCTGCTGGAGCTGCTGGGCGCCCCAGATCGCGGCCTCACGGCCGGCCTTGCCGGAGAAGATGCTGGCCACGGATCAGGCCTCCAGTTTGGCGATGCGGTCTTCGAGCGCCGCCACGTAGGCGAGCAGTTCGGAGAGGAACCGGAACCACTCGCGCGGCAACGGCAGCGAGGCGGCGTTCGGAAGGGTAGGCTTGGTGAGGGTGGGCTTGGTGCTCATTCGGTGCGGGCCTCGACTGCCATCGCGCCCCCAAGCAGGGCGCAGTAAACCGGATCGGACACGTCCACGCGCCAGATCCGGCCCTGTGGCCCCGTCATGCCGGTGCGCAGGAGGTTGATGCGGGTGCGGCTCTCGCCCTGGCGCCCAAGTGGTCGGGAGAGCGGATTGCTCCAGGTCCGCCCGCCGTCGTCGGACCATGAGATCAGGACACGGGGATCCGAGATCGTCGGATCGGCGGAGAGGCCACCGACACCGAGGGCGAAGTCGAAATCCGCCCGCGGGATCGCGAGGCGGGCCGGGAAGCCCTGCGCCGGCAGGCTTTCGACGCGGAAGCGCAGCGGATCGCCGTCCTCGCCGAAAGCGCTCTCCGTCACCTCGAGCAGGCCGGTGCCGACCGTGTCGCCGACGAGCCAGCGCCCGAAGGCCTTCACGCTCTGCGAGGCCCGCCAGCGCGCCGACTGATGGCTGGCGCGCTCGTGCCACTGCTGCGTGGTCAGGTCATAGACCCAGGTGCGCCCCGGCATCGAGACCGCCCAGAAGGCATGCCCGGCGACGAGATGCACCGAGGCCTCGATCGCCTTCGGGTCGACCTTTGCCGCCGCCGCGAGATCGCGCTCGACGTCGTGGTTCGAGATCCGCGCCGGGCTGTAACCGCTGAGCTGATAGACAACTGAATCGTCGCCCACCCAGATCAGTTCGTTCGACCAGCCTTCCTCGTGACCGGCGACCGCCCACGGGCCGATCAGTCCGCGCGGAATACCGGTCACCCGAGCGAGCGGGAAGCCGTTGGCCTGCGATTGCCCGCCATAGACGCCGATTCCCGACGGACCGAACAGGAACAGCTCGTCGCGGAAGGCGATGCCGCGCAGAAGCCCGCCGGGCCGCGCCTGCTCCGTCGTTTTGTCGTTGGTGTTGAAGGTCAGACCGTTGATGCCGGTCGCGTAGCAGTCGCCGTTGCCGGCGGTGAAGAACAGGATGCCGAACAGTTCGCAGACCGAGTTCGGCGCCGGCAGGCCGGAGGGTGTCTGCAACGGCTGCGGCGCGCCGTCGGGCAGAAACCGATAGGCGCCGAGTTCCGTCACCGCGACCGCGTCTGGGTTCGGCTGGCGGTTGTTGCGGGCGATGGTGATCCGCTCCGAGCCCGGCAGCGGGCCCAGTGCGGCGACCGTGCGATCCTCGGAGATCCGCACTAAAGTGTTCTGGTAGGCCGCGAGCACCACAGGGCCGACCTGGCGCGCGCCGCGCGGGCCCGAGACACCGACATCGACGAATCGAGACAGCCCGGGTGCCCGCCGCACCGAGACCGGGGCGCGGGCGCCGTCCCCAAGCTTCTCGGCGAACGCGTTGATGAGGCGGCCGGCGCCCTCCGCATCCGAGAGGCCCGGGCGGCTCGACAGAGGCCATGCGATGGCGGGCAAGGGTCTACTCCGCTACCGATCGTGCGGCGGTGATGATCGCGGCGAGTTGCGCGTCCGTGAGGCTGAGCGTCGTCTTCACGAACTGCGCGAGTGCGCCGGCCTGCGTCACGAACGTGGTGTGATTGAAGGCGATGTTGATTGCGTCGCCACGGTCGGAGGGAACGGCATCGGTGACCGTCGCGACACGGCCCGCGCCGGAGTTCTCCAAGGCGCGGAAGAACTGCCCGCGGGTCGGCGCGTAGAGCTTGAGCGGCGTGATCGCCGCGTCCTCGATGCCTGTCGCGCCAGATGCGCGGCGGAACACGACGGCATCAACGGCGACGGACTGCGCGGTCGATGCGGCCGTGTTGTAGATGCCGATGCGGGCAAATGAGACACCAGCCGGTGCTCGAACCTGAAATGGCCGCTCCGTCCAATCAAGCGGAATAGGCAGGTTCACAAATATTGGGGTAGTCGAGGAAAACGTGTCGTTCTTGTCGTACCAGAAGATACTTATGTTCAGGCCGGAAGCGCTCGCATTCGCAATCGCCGCAGCGAAAACACTGCCTCCGTAGACCGATTGGGGCTCCACCGGCATGCGAGACCCAACGGACGCGACGCTGGAGTTGGCGTCCGCCGTCGTCTTGGTCAGGAGGAGCGAGGTCGTTCCGGCATAGGCCGTCGTCGTGGTGGCCGAGATCGTGCTGCCGGCGGTCGTCGGCGCCAGAACACCCCAGCCGATCACCGCGCCGCCCGCTACATCCTCCATGTCCCCATTGGGGCAGAGGTTCGCGGCCATGTTGCCGATTTCGAGCCGAGACGGTCGCACCTTCCCGTTTGCATCGCCCAGCACACGCGCGGCGATAGCCGCAGGTACAGTCTGCTGCGTCCCGCCTGTCGGCGTGACGGTCATCGCGCCCGCGTCGCAGGCGATCTGATCCGTGGCCGCGATCTCGCGGAAGCCGCCGAGAACACTGGCGAGCGCCTTCCGGAGGGCCATTCAACGTCTCCGGTGAGCTTGCGAGCGACGAGGATCAGGCGAGGCCGACGAACGGGCCGGGCTGGACGTCGAGGGAGGTCGCGGTGATCGCCTTGCCGGCGTACTGCAGCGTCTGCCCGGCCGCGCTGGGCGGGGTCGCCGTGAACGCGCCGGCCGTGGTGCCGAGGTAGTAATCGGTGCCCGGCGTGAGGCCCGTGAGGCCCGTGTTCAGACCGTTCCGGTACACCGTCGCAGAGGCGCCGGAAGCCACCGCCGCAATCACGAACCCGTCGAGTTTCTTGCCGCCCGAGGCAGTCGCGCCGTCGGCGTTGCGGGCGTTCGTGGCGCCAGCATTCGCCCAGAGGTTCACCGCAGCTCCCGCCGCTAGGGCCTCACTCGCGGGGACGGTGACGACGTCGGCGCCGATACCGGCCGGAAACAGCGAAATGTCGAGCAGGCCGGAGACGTTGGTCGAGACGATCTTCTCGCCGTTGCCGGCGCCGCCGAGCACGGTCGCGACCACCTCCTGAAATCCACCTGCAAGCTTCTGCAGGAAGCGGGGGGCTGCCATGGTCTACTCCTCGGTTCTCATGACGATGCGGATCATCCCGCGATCTTGATGGGCGGAAGGATTCCGACGATGAGCCGGGTCGGAGCGTCGGAGAGGCCGACCTGCTGAAGGAAGCCGCTCGTCGGTTCTTGCTGGGTCAGCAGCCCGTCCGGGCCGAGTAGCACCGGGCCGGGGCTCCACGACCAGGACGGTTCGGTCACGGGACCGGCGGCGACGTAGGTGCAGAGCGCGCCTGCCGCGGCTGCACCGGTCGAGATGCCGACCAAGGCGCCGAAGTGTGAGGGATCGGAGGCCGAGGCGAGCGCGACACCGCCAGCGACGGCCCGGATGCCGCGATGCCCGCTGATGGGCTCAACCGCCGGCGCAGTCAGATCTTCGACCGGACCGCCGCTGGCGCCGCTGAGATCGAACGTCTCGTATGCGCCGCCGCCGGAGCCAACGAGGAGCACCTTGTCGGGGAAGACGACGAGCGGCTCACCCTCGGCAAGGGAATCCATGCCGGTGGTCGGCGGCCGGTAGCCGGGGCCGAACGCTCGCGCCAACTTCGGGCTGCGGATCTTCTCCTCGAGCGTGCGCGCCATGGATCAGCCCCGCCGGCCGCCGTCGACCGTGACGTCGAGATCGATGTCCTCGGGCGGCGTGATGGGCCGACCGCGGCTGTTGATCGGCGCCGAGCCACCGCGACGGCCCCAGAACTGTTCCAGGCGCATCGGCGGACGGGCGTCGTAGACCCGATACGCGAGCTTCAGGTCGGTGCGGGCTTGCTCGGCATCCGCCTTGATCTCTGCGGCCTTCTGGCCGGAGATCCCGTAGGGCGTCATCGCCTGCTCGCCGACGATGCGGGCGAGCGGCAGGTAAGCCGCGTCGTCGATCTCGTCGCCGTTGAGCTTGGCGACCCCGTCGTCGAGCAGCTTCGCGCAGACGGGGTCGATCAGGTCGTCGACCTCGGCGCGGTCCTCATCGCTCGGCGACTGGCCAGCGGCGAGCACGCCGAGGTTCTTGAGAACCCGCGCGATCAGATCCTCGCGGGTCTTCATCTTAGCGGCCCTTCGCGGCGGTGGCGGGCTTCGGCTTCGTGGCCTCGTCGAGGTCGGCCTTCACCTGCGCGAGTTCCGCCTTCAGGGCGTCGATGGCCTTGGTCGCCTCGTCGCGTTCGGCGACGGCGAAGCCGCCATCCTCCTGCGCCTTGGCGAGAGCCGCCTGCAGGTCGGACATCGCGGCAGAAGCGCCTTCCAGCGTCTTCTCGGCGGAGTCGATCTCGGCGACGAGGGTGGCGTTCTCCGCCATACCGGCCTCGATCACGCCCTTCAGGCGGTCGATCTCGGTGAGCGCGGCCAGCAGCTCGTCGACTGCGGACGGCTCAGACGCCGGCACCTCGGCCGTATGCGCGAAGGTCAGACCAGTCGCGCGCATGGTCAGGGCGCCCGCCGTCGCGAGCCCAGGATCGGTGATGACGGACGGGGAGAGGTGCCAGCCCTCCGGCAGGCCAGCACCGGGAGCGAGGTCGAAGATCTTGGCGGACCCATCGGGCTTGTAGCCCCAGGTCGCGACGGTCTCGGTGGTTTCCATGAACGCCTCGTCGGAGGTGACGGGGCGCGCATGGCCCCAGAACGACGAAGGGCGCCACGAGGGCGCCCTTTCGTCTTCAGTCGGTGGTGGGATGGCTTAGCCGCTGACGCGGGTGCCGAGGCGGGGGTCGATGGCGGCCACGCCGTACAGCACGTCGAGACGCCAGCTGGACACGCGGTTCGGGCCGTCGAAGTAGGGCACCAGCATCACGTGGATGCCCTTGTAGTCCTGCGCGCCGATCTGGTCGGTCGGCACACCGGCCGGCTTCTCGAAGGGCACGCACACCAGCGCCAGAGCGTTCCGATGGAACATCAGGTTCTGCTGGAAGGTGGACGAGGCGGCACCGTTCCAGGTGACGACCGCGCCGGCAGCCGGAGCGGCCGAAACGGTCTGGTAGGCGCCCGTGGTGATGATCGCCGGGGCGATCTGCACCGCCGCGTTGCCGGTACCGTCAGCGGTGGCCGCGGCGGTAGCGACGAACTGCTGGAGGTAGGGCAGGACCTGCTTCGTCACCGGGTTGACGGCCTGGACGCCCGCGATGCTGAACACTTCACCCGCGCGGATCGTACCGCCCGCGCCCAGACCGGCCATGTTGAGGGTCTGGCCCCAGGAGTTCGCCTGCGCTCCGGAGTAGGTCACCGCCTGCCCGGCGCCGTTGACGGTGCCGTTGGTGCGGGTGCCCGTGGTCAGCGTCGGGGCGTTCTGGGTCATGAACGGCTCGACACCGGCGAGGCCGCCGAGCTTCGCCTTGCGGTAAGCGTCGGTGTTGGCGCCGTCGATGTAGAGCTGCGCCTGGTTGCCGAGCAGGGCGACGTGGTCGGCCGGCGACAGGGCGGCGGAGCGCTCGTCGGACGGCACGGCCATCTCGTTGAGGCGCTGCACGCCCGCGAGGAACTTGCCGTAGTTCGCGATGGTGTTGCCCGGGGTGCCGACCCAGTTCCAGAAGTTCTGCAGCGCGCAGGCGTGCAGGTCCTGGTCGATCTGGTTGGCGATCGGCACCATGGCCGGCTTGATCACGCGCTCGGCGAGGTCGCCGATGTTGAGCGCGAGGTCGGTCGAGGAGAACTGGAAGTCGACGCCAGCCACCTTGTTGACCTGGATCGCGGTCTTACCCTCGATCACGTCCTGGTTGGACGCGACGAGGCCGGTGCGGACGCGGAACTGCGCCGGCTTCCGGATGGAGACCGTGTCACCGACCTTGTAGCCGTTGACGTTCTTCGAGAACTCGTCCTCGTAGCCGCGGAAGACGCGGGAGCCCATGCCGAGCTCGTTGTCGAGGATCTTCACCGCCGCCTTGGCGATGATATTAGTGGTTGCGAGGGTGTTGGTCACGGAGAGTTATCCTTCGATTGGTGGTGGTCAGCCGTATTTCTTGGCCAGCCACGCATCGAGATCGCTGTCGGGGGACGACGGCTTGGAGGCCCCGGACACCTGCTTGGCAGGCGGCGGAGCGGCAGTTGCAGTCTTGGGTTTCGCCAGGGTCAGGCGCTGTTCGAGGGCGCCGACGGCCTTGGCCGCTGCGCGCTCGCTCATCCCGTTGAGCTTCGTGAGCACATCGGGGTTCTTGGCGAGATAGTAGGCGAGCAGGCCGCCCTTCTCGCTCTCGATCACCAGCTCGGTGACGTGGGGCTTCACCTCGCGGTCCTTGGCCTCCGCGAGCGCCTTGTCGAAGTCAGGGATCTTGCCCCGGGTCTCGTCGAGACGCTCTTGGAAGGCCTCGACAGCGGCCTCACGCTCGGCGGCCTGATCGGCAGCCTGACGGCGGGACGTGTCGGCCGCGCGGTCATCAAAGCGCTGTTCGGCGACGGCGAGCTTAACGTCGTAGCGACGCTGCGCGCGGTCGAATTCCGCCCAGTCCTTGAAGTCCTCCTCCTTAGGAGCCGGGCCGATCTCCTTCTCGATGGCCGCAGCCCGATCCTCGCCGGCAGCCGGAGCCGCGCTGCGGAGGGAGTCGTTCTCGGCCCGCAAGCGGGCGATCTGGTCCTGCATCCGCTGGATGCCGGAACGCTTCTTGGGCTTGTCCTCGCCGCCCTCGCCCTCGCCCTCGACCTTCGCAGGCTCCGGCTTCGGCTCGGTGGCGGATTCGCCCCCTTCTTTCCCTGGCGTTGCGGCGCCCGTCTCGATCTCGGCCGGCTGGCCTTCGATCGTCGCGGCCGACGCGTCCGAGGCTTCGCTACCTGCCGCTGGCGTCTCCGCCGGCGCGCCCAGCACGATCAGATCCTCGTCCATGTGTCGTGGTCCATGAAAAAACCCGCCGCGCTGAGAGCGGGCGGGTTCGGTGCATCCTCGCGGCCTGGCAGCGGGTCCGCCGGCCTGCGGGATCGGGGAGGGCGCAATTCGCCCCACGGCGGGGCGCGCCGATCAGGATGGTTGGATTGCCGCCGACGGGGCCGTGCCCGCACGTCTCGCGACGTCTAGTTCTTGGGGCTGTTTTGCCCGTCGGGTCAAGAGGATTCGGGCGCTACTGCGTCGGATCGGCGGCCCAGAGGATCGTCATGCGGGCGGACCCGTCATCTCGGCGGAGGGCTGTCCCAGCGCGCCAGGGTCAAAAGAAAAGGCGCCCGGAGGCGCCTCGATGAAGTCGGTGGGCAGCGCCGCAGGCGGCGCTTCGGGTTCGGCGGGCAGATCCGGCGGCGGAGGTTCGACCGCCGACATCTCCTCCATGATCATCGAGACCACCTCCGAGAGCTGCGCGACGGCCGCGGCGATGGCGTCGAGGCGCGGGTCGGTCGCGGGGGCAACCCCCTCCATGCCCGGCACCTGCGGGCGATTGGCCTCCATCACACGGGCCTCGGCCTCGATCTGAGCCTTCTCGATCTCGGCCTGGATCTTCAGCACGTCGGCCTGGAGCTTCTCGCGCTCCACGGCGAGCTTTTCCATGTCGAGCTGCTGGCGACCGGCCTCGATCTGCTGCTGGCGCTCCTGCTGCGCCATGGCAGCTTGCTCCTGCGGTGAGGGCGGCATGGGCGGCGGCATGGGCTCGCCGCTCTCCTGTGCCTCCTGTGCCTGGATCTGGGGCGGCAGCATGGTCCGGATGCGCTTGGCGATCTTGTCCGCCATCGGCCAATCCTGCGCCTTGGCCAGGAGGTCGAGCACGAGGGGGGCGAGCTGCGGCGCGGCCTGCACCAGTTGGATCATGCCGTCGAGTGCGGCCTCGCGCCGGGTCGTGTAGCTCGGCCCCATCTCCATCGCGACATCGTAAGCGCCGACCGTGACATCGTTCTGGATCTTGTCGAGCGGCTGGCCATCGTCGGCGAGGCCGCCCACCTGGTTGATCTGGACGAGGTCAACCTTGCCGTCCTCACCCACGATCCGGAGCGTGCGCGCCGTGTCGTAGACGTGGGGGATCATGTCGACGACGATCGCGCCGGTATGCCGGATGCTGCGCGAGAAGTTCACGATGTAAACGAAGGAGCCGACGTCGCCCTCGCGCTGGCGGGCCATGATCGCCTTGCCCGAGGTCTCGTTCGAGCGGGCGCCGAGGCTGGCATCGTAGACGCCTGTGACCGCCTTCAGGTCCTCGGCCGCCTCGCGCGACAGTTCGGCGAGGCCGGAGGAGGCGACGGGCGGCGTGGAGCGCTCCGGCCGCGCCGTTGGGGATGCTGGATCGGAATTGTAGACCAGGAACGGGTGATTGGTGCTGTTGGCCGTGTCCCAGAGGTGCTCGTAGCCCTTGAACATCTTCTCAGTGCCGACGAACGGCGACTTGGGCTGGAGCGCGACCACCTCGGTATGGGTCGAGCGGGTGTAATTGTAGGCTCGCTGCGAATCCTTCGCGAACCGGATCACGCCGCGGCGGGCCCGGCGCTTGCCGATGGTCATCTCGACGCCGACGACCGGCACAACGGGGATGAAGCGACCAGGGATCTCGGTCGGGCCGTCGAGAACGGCGTTCGCGCTGATGACGTAGCGCTCGACGCGGTGGCCGGGGCGCTTCTCGATCCGCACCCGCGCGCCCGTGGCCTTGGCCTGCGCGATCAGGTCGAGCTTCTCGGCGTGGTCTTCGTCGGCCTCGTCGGTGAGGTCGATGATCTCGCCGTCAGGCATCAGGGCCAGCGTCTTCTCGACGGGCGTCTTGGTGTAATATTCGGCGATGCGCACCATGTCGGCGCCCGCCCACTCGGCCATGCCGGAGCGCGTCAGGTCTGTGTCGCCGATCTCCGCCGCTGGGTGGTCCGGATAGGTCTCTTCGTAGACGTCCCGGCTCATATCGACCGGCACGAAGCAGAACTTCGCATCCTCGCGGGTCGGCAGTACCGCATCCGGGTCCCAGCGGACACCGACGCCATCGGGCACGCCGACGATGCGGATCTCCTGCTCAAAGGTGGAGTCGGAGCCGTACTCGGTGATGATCTTCCAGTGCCCGATGCCGGCGCCGACCTGCTGATCCGCGGCCGAGAAGTAGGCTGACGGCGCGTCCGAGCGGTTCTCGACGTACCGCACCATGCCGGCGATGGTCTCGGCCGTGTCGGGATCGCCGCGGCTATCGACCGGCACGACCTTGATGGCCGGCCGCATCTGCCGAATGTCACCCGTGATCTGGGCGATGGTGGTCGGCAGGCGATTGAACTCGAGGCAGGGCCGGCCCTCGGCCTCGCGCATCTGGCGCTCGCGCTCCGGCCACTGCGCGCCGGGGGTCTCGAGGAAGTCGAGATCCGCGTAGGCCTCTTCTCGGTTCGCGCGATCGTACTCGTCGGCGCGGCGCCAGCGCTTCTTCGCGACGTCGAGCACCTTGTCGAGGGGATCGCCCTTCGCATCGGCCTCGGGCTTCGACGGCTTGCGCAGCCGGCCGAGCAGGGAATCGGTGAAGCGGCCCATGGGATCAGCAATCCATCCAGCCGGTGCGGCGCTGGCACGCGTCGAAGTTCGCGCCGACCTTGTCTTGGCGGCACACGAAGGCATCATTCGGCAGGTCGTAGGAGACGACCCAGGAGCGGCCGTAACGCTCGTGGAGATGCACGACCTCGCCACCGGTCAGCGTCACATGGATGGCCCGGGCGTCGGCGGGAGCCTCGTGCGCCGACGCAATGGATTCGGCCTTCACGGTCGCGAGCTTCTGCTCGATCTCGTGAGCGAGCTGCGGACCAATACCGCCCCCGTCACAACCTGCGATGACGCCAGCGAACCAGAGCTTGAAATCGTCGAGCTTCATCACGCACCCATCCAGCCGCCGCGGCCACCACGGGCGCCACGGCTTCCGATCTTCAGAGGCGCTGGCTCCGTCTCAGCGAAGCGGCGCATCATGTAGCCGTAGCGCGATGCCGAGAGGCGATCGTCGCGCTCCTTCACGATCTTCCCGTCCTTGCGGTGGTAGAGGCGGAACTCGCCGAGCCAGCCCGAAAGGTGCCGGAAGACCTTCCAACGGCCGGTCTGCATCCGCGCCAGCATGTCGAGGACGCCCGCCTCGACACCGTTGCCGCCGTCCTCGTGCGTGGCCTTCTCGTGCAGCATGGCGAGGCCCTGCGTGCGGTACTGGCTGGCCAGATCCTCGCCCGAGCCTTTATCGTGCTGGAGGCCATCGTGCGGCCACGCGACCGGCAACCAGTCGCCCCATGGCTTCACGGCCGCGGCGTGAATGACCGGTGTCGACTCGCTCTGCGCGTACTCGGCGGTCAGGTACCAGATATCCGCGTCGCGATCCCAGGCCGAGCGGATCGCGGCAAAGGGGTGATCCCAGCCGAAGTCGACGCCGACGATCTGCGGCCAGTGCGCCGGGATCGCGAACGCGTCGCAGAGGATGTCCTCTTCCTGGATCGGAAAGATGCGGCCCGAGCCGAGCGATGGCAGCCCCTTGGTGCGGGCCTCGCGCTCGTGAGCCGGGTACGCGTCGATGATCGCCTGCCGCTGCTCGGGCGTGTAGTGCTCCGCATCGTGGATCGTCATGCGGGTGATGTGCTTACTCACCGAGCCCACACTCCTGCACGAAGCTGTCCACCGTGGTCGACATGCCCTTCAGCGGCGTGAAGGTCAGGAAGACGAACCCGTGCGTCGCGTTCGTTCGGGTCAGCGCTTCCATGTAGAGGGCGTGGTCCGGCTCCTCATCGAGCCACACGAAGTCGAGCGTCTCGCCCTGCCACTTCGTGCGGCCCTGGTCGTAGCTCTTGAAGCCTAGCATCGAGAGCCCGCCGGAGACGTGCTCGACCATGATACCGTCGAGGGCGTTCGGCACGCCCTGGCGCCGGGTCCAGTCCTTCAACCGGGCCTTCGGGACCCAGCCCGTGCCCCATGCCTGCTCGTTCTTCGGTTCGCCGACGAGGTAGCGTTGCACGCCGTCTCGCGTGACTTCGTTCGTCTCTGAGCCGGCCCAGCCGCGAACAGGACGATCAAAGCGACGGCCACGCCACCAATCGGGATAGAGGCCGGTGAGGTGGATCGCAGTTTCGGCGGCCCCGGCCAGCGTCTTTCCGAGCTGGTTGCCCGCCATGAAAAGGCGCTCGCGGTGCTCAGACGACGCGTTGTGGAATTCGCGTTGCTTCGCGTAGGGCCCGTAGGCGGCCAGCTTGTTTTCAGCCGCCCGCCGAGCCCTCTCCTTCTCCAGCCTCGCCAGCAGGGCCGATCTCTGCTCGGACGACGTCAATGAGGCGAGCAAGCTCATCGTCGCTCATCTCCTCGACGGCGCTGCGTTCGATCTTCAGTTCCTTCGGCAGCAGCGACGCGACCACCTTCACGTAGGCGACCGGGTCCTCTTCGCGGGCGGCCTGGATCGCGAGGACGCCGTGCGTGTCGAAGTCGCTCGATAGGGCCGTGAGGAAGGCCTCGCCGAGCTTGTTGCGGGAGCCCTTCGGACGCCCAGCCGGGTTGCCGGACTGGCCCGGCTTGAAGGGTGGGGCACCCTGTTTTTGCCCTGTATTATCAGGGGTCACGACTCAGCCCTTCCGCCGCTCGCAGACGATCTTGTGCCGCTCGCCCGGCGCGAGGCCGAGATGCGTGGCCAGGACCTCGCCGACCTTCAGGCAGTCGAACTGCCCGGACGGCTGCACCAGCATGTCGGTCGCGTTCTCGCGCGAGCAGGCGGGCGCCTCGATGCCAGCCGGGCAGGCAAGGGCGACCGCGAGGAAGCCGTCGGCAGCGATCGACGGATGCGGGGCCGCGAGCAGCACGGCCAGCGGGACCACGCCGAAGAGGAGCCACGCGCGGTCGAACCGCGGCGGGCGGGGATCGGCGGTGCGGGTCATCGCTCGTCCTTCGGGTGGATGAAGCCGATGGGGCCGATGCGGTCTCGGCGCATCAGCGGCGTGCCGGAGGCGTCGAGCAGCCCGCTCTCGCGCCATTCGCCGGCAGGCTCGAAGACCGTCACGTCGCGGACGACGGCCATGTCATCGAACTGGTCGAGCACGATGTCCGCGCGCGGCCGGCGCGGCGCGGGGATGGCGCGGTACTCACGCATCAGTGCACCGTGCGCGAAAGCGGGAACACGAACGCGGGCGCTGGCCGGGCCGGGCGGCGGCCGACCGCCGCGACGGCGACGCCGGCCAGGACGAGGAGAGCGACGAGGCGGGGCATCAGGAGGCCCTCGCCGCAGTCGGTCGGCCGGGGCCGGTGTCCCCGCGCAGGGGCGCCTTGCCGTAGAGGCCGCGGGCCTTGCCCGTCAGGTCGCGGCGCAGGGCGCGCACCCGGCGAACCTCGTGCCCCCCACGACACATCCACCACGGGAGCGGCGGCGAGATGATCGGCGAGGCCGGCAATCTCGCGGTCGAGGACCACGATCTCGCGCAGGATGCCCGGCACGCGGGCGAGTTGGGCGGCGTCGAGCATCACAGGCGGATCCTCTTCAGCACCGTCTCGGCGACCTCCGCCAGTGTGGCGTCGGCTTCGTCGCGGGGCGTGGTGTCGAGCAGGGCGACGGGCTCCGGCAGCGGGCGGAGGATGCCCTTGCGGCGGAGGTGCGCGCCGTAGGCCGAGGCCGCGGGGTCGATGCGGCCGAGGCGGACCGCCTCGTCGTAGGAGGAGGCGGGGCGGGCGGTCATAGGAAGCCTTTGCCGGCGTGGTTCTTGAAGGCCTTCGCCCGGCGGTCGTAGGCCTTGAGGGTCTTCACCTCGCGGTGCCGGGTCACATCCATGACCTTCAGCAGGTCGGCGCCCGCCTCGAGCGCGGAGGTGACGAAGCCGGCGCGGAGGGAGTGGCCCGAGAACAGCGAGGCATCGAGCTTGGCGGCCTCGGCGTAGCGCTTCACAATGTTGGCGACGGTCCGGTCGGTCAGGTCGAAGACCCGGCCTTCCTTGATGCCGGCAGCGGCGAGCCACTCCTCGACCGCTTCGACCGGCTTCAGCTTCCCGCCGCGGGGGATCGCGACGACGTGGCCCTCGCCTTCCTGATCCGTCTTCGACTTGCGGATGTGGACGAACAGGCCGTCCGGTGTGCGCTCCAGGTCGCCGACGAGGAGGCCCACGATCTCGGACCGACGGAGCGCTGCGGCGAAGCCGAGCAGCAGCACCGCGCGATCCCGCTTGCCGGTCAGCGTGTCGGGCACCTTCTTCAGCATTGCGCCGATCGCGCGGGCGGTGGCTGGCGCCTTGCGTTCGACGGCCACGCCGAGCCGGCGCTTGATGCCCCGGAGCACCGCCTTCACGGCTTCCGCGTTGGTCGGCGGCTCGTGCCCGGCGATCCGGTGCGTGTAGCCGATGGCGGCGGCCCGCCGGACGATCGTGGAGGCCTTCAGCCCGCGGTCGGCGAGGCTGGCGAGGTAGGCCGCGACCGTGGCCGGCGAGGCCGGCGCGGCGGGTTGCCCGAGCCCGGCGGCCCAGGCGGTGAAGTCGGACCAGTCCGAGGCGTAGGCCCGTCGCGTCGCATCGCTTTTTTCAGCGAGCGCGTACTGCGCGGCCGAGGCCAGATGATCTTGGAAGACAACGACTTCCGCCGGTGCGACCGGCACCGGCAGAGTGTTCATGATTGTTCCGGGAACGACTGTTATCGGAAAACCGGAGGCCTACTCTAAAGCCCGGTTTCGAGTGGTTGAGAGTGGCGGATCAGCCCGCCTCCCGAGCCCGCGGCATCCGCAGTTCGACGCTGAACGACCGCCCGCCATAGGTGCGCCGGCCGGTGCCGAAGGACAACATCTCGGGGACGCCGATCTCGCGCCGCAGCTTGCGGACCAGGGTGCGGACCCGCTTGCAGTGCGAATCCTTCGCCTCGAGGTAATCGGCCTGATCGCGGAAGCGCCGACGGCAGAAGGCCTCGGCCTCCTGCTCGATCGCCGTGAGGGTGGCGTGCGCGCTCATCGGGGGCCGATCATGGCAGAGAAGCTCTCGTCCGTCCCGCGCAGGCAACGCCGTGGCTGTGGGTCGGTTCGAGAGAGGGAAAGGGGTGCCGGCCTCCGCGCCGGCGGGCGAGCTCGTAGGGTGAGCCTTTCCGTCCAGTTTTCCGCCTTGGATCTTGGGCGCCCCATCAGGGGAAGAGTTGAAAGCGAGGCTCGGTCATGTCGGCCTTGGCGCCTTCGAGCGCCCGAGAAGGGCGGTCCGGGTCCGGTATCTACCGGCAGCGAGAGTGATTGTTGGGCGGCTCGGCGGCACGGCCATCATAGGTGGGCCGGCTCCCCGGTTCTGGGGCCGCTATTTCACGAGAGGTGCGGACGGTGGCGGGGTCAGAGCTTCATGGCTGCCTCCCCGATTTCCGGTCCAGATACAGCAACGCCCGCGGCCATTCCTGGCTGCGGGCGCGGGTCGCTCCACGTAGTGATCTCTGACGTTTCATCCGTCGGGTGTCAAGCAGCGGCGGCAGCGCGGAGGATGACCTCGCGGTCGAGGTAGGCACCGTGCTTGACCGAGATGCGGCCGATGACGGGGTCAACCTTGGCGATCTTGTTCTTCACGTAGAAGCGGGCGACCGCGTCAGCCTGGGCGGAGGTGATGCCAGCCGCGGCGACCAGGGTCTCGGCGAAGTTCGCGTAGGCGTTGAGGATGCGGATCGCGGTGTTGCGGTTGCCTTCGGCGGCGTAGGACTTGGCCATCTGGGTCTCTCCATCACCGGGCGACACCGCCCTTGCGACAGGTTCGTTATAGGGCCATTGGCCCTAACATGTCAATCAGAAAAGGGCCATTGGCCCTACATTTCTGTTGCCGGTGCCGCCCCGTTCCGCAACGTTGCTTCAACCTCTTCCGGCCGGATCTTCGCACCGATCAGGAACCGCAGAAACCGCGCTACGGTTGGGGGCACCTCGCGAGCAGTCGGTCCCGGCTCAGCGCACCACCGCCGAACGGTGCGGCCATCCACGCCGAGCAGCCGAGCGCCCCCAGCCTGGGTGAGGCCGAGGGCTTCCAGAGCCTCGCGCATCTGGGCGGCACTCATCGCGTCCGCGGTGCTGCGGACGCTCTCAGGGTCGGACATGGGATTTGCTCCAGGTGGGCGGCTCAAGCCGCCCGGGTTGCGGGGATGATCTTGGCGACGCGGGCCGCCTCGTCGTGCTCCGGCCAACGCGGGGCGCGGTTCAGGAGGGCGCAGAGATCGTGCCCGCTCAGCCGGGCGATCGCGGCGCGGACCGTCTCGACGAAGGCAGCGCTCTCGGTGCGGCGGCAATGCACGTAGCCGATGCCGCTGTGGACGGCCTCGGCGTGGGGATGGGGCTTCGGGATCACGTAGCCCTCGACGGAGCCGGCCGAGCCCTCGGTGCCGCCGCTGTAGCCGGTGACGATCTCGCCCGACGGCAGCAGCCAGGACGTCTTCGAGTAAGACATGTCGATCATGCCGTCGAAGCCGCGCGAGGAGTAGGCGGACGTGACCGCCTCGACCTGCGCGAGGGTCGGGCCATCGGTCCAGGCGATGTCGGTGGAGGAGCCGCCGGAGTAGCTCGAACCGCGAACGGTGAACTTCGTGCCGGGGAAGGCGCGCTTCAGGTGCGCGCGGAGGATCTTGTTCGTCTCGGCGAGGCCGATGTAGCGGGTCGGCTCGGACTTGGGGGCGACCGGCTTAACGGGGAAGGCAACGAGGGTCATTGGGGAAGCTCCATCACCGGGCAACATCGCCCTTGCGATGGGTTTGTTATAGGGCCAATGGCCCTAAGACGTCAACCCTTAAAAGGGCCATTGGCCCTCTTTTTCTAGCTTTCGTCCGCCGTCAGCCGGTGCCGCGCGTTGACCCGATCCCGCACCCGAGCGTCCCGTCCAGCCAGGCTCAACGCATGCTCGTTCATGTGCGGCGCGTAGCGGCTCTCTTCGCCTCCCCAGGCATGCCCGTGCCCGGCCGGCACCACCCGCCCGCGCTCGTCGGTCTCCTCGCCGGTGCTCTCTGTGCGAAAGAAGCGATCAACGACGGTGGCGACGCCCTCGGCGGCAAAGTCAGCGTCGAGGTATTCAAGCAGGATGCGGAAATGCTCCGCGACGCAGGCGGTGCCGCGGTCGCCCGCCTTGCCGCGGGCTTCGGCGAATTGGCCGAAGGTCTGCCGGCCCGTCAGAACCTCGCCGACGAATCGGGCGCCCGGCACTCCGACAGCGCGAATGATCTTGCCCTTGAGCTTGGCGACGAGGCGGGCGTCCTCGATGGCGTAGATGACGGACAGTTCGTGGGCGACGACCTGGTCGCGTGAGCCGGAGGCGTTCCACATGCCGCCGCCAGAGCGGGCGCCGGAAGCACGTTCGAGGATTGCCTGCACTTGGCGCCCGACCTCGTACTGCGAGACCGTGATGCGCCCGTGGCCGCGCTCCATTTCCAGTACGTCCACCCGACGGTTGATGGTGGCCTGCAGGCGCTTGCCCGGCTCCAACGGATCATCGACGGCGCCGACCGTGGTGTCAGCGGATTGACGCCGAGCCGGACGGCCGAGACCGGCGCCATGCTGATAGGCGCCCACTCGATTGTAGCGGTCGCCGCGCGGGTCGCGCTCGCGCGCCGAACCGGCATAGCGCGTGCGCTGGGCGGAGATCGCAGGAAGAGAAGACGAAGCGGCGACAGACACGAGCCTGACCTCGGGTAGAGCGCAACCGTGATGGGCGCTCGGCAACTCTTGGCTCGGATGCGGTTGGTTTCAGTGTCAACGATTATTTTGCATGCGATGAGCGTCATTTAGGCTTTCGACGATGTGGTCGGTCGCCCACGAGACCCAGCGCAGCACAGTATTTCGCTTCCAGCCTCGCTCCCGGCAGAACTCTCGGAAGGAGCGCCCTTCAGCCTCAAGCATCACGGACGTGAGCAGGTACGTTCGAGCTCGGTCCGTCATTGGGTGTCCAGGCGGCAAGAACATGGAGGCCCAATCCAGAGCGCTGCGCGCGCTCGAGGTATGCCCCATGAAGGCAGGACGCCGCCCCTCGCGCCACCCACCGACCATGGACAGCCGAACGCGCTTGGCTGTCCAGACCGGGCGGGCCGGCGGATCAGGTCCTTCCGGGGGCGCGAGCATCAGGCTACGGGGGCGTCACTTACTGGGGCGCCCGCGTCACGCAGACCCACAGCAGGACCCGACCGGCGCGGCGCTGTTGCTCCGCGCGGCCGGCCGCCTCGCACACCTGCATCGTCGCGAACGACTCGGCCGCGACGGAGTGGTCGGCGGCGGGCGTGGCGCCGCTGAGGAACAGGATCAGGACGACGGACACGGGCGGGCTCAAGCCGAGGCTGGGGCGGAGTCCGTCCGCGCGCCAAGTTCGTCGGCCATGCGTCTGATTTCGATGCGAGAAAGGCCGGAAGCCGTCGCCACCTGGCCCTCCGAAAGCACCCCCTCTCGGTGAAGCTGGATCACGAGGGGCAGCAGGCCGGCGCAGCACGGGCAGGGCGCCGCCGGGCGAGTGTAGGCACCCGCGTGGCCCCTATCGCCGTACCGTTGGCGGCGGGTCTCCCACGACTTCCTACGCACCTCGGACAGGTTTGCTTGTGCGGTCACGGTCGCTCCTCACTTCCCAAACAGCCAGATCGGCACGCAATCCGGCGAGATGACCGCGGGCCGGCGATCAACGACGACCGACCCGCCGATGCGGTCGAGGTGGATCTCGCGCTCGCACAGGGCGATGCAGCGGCGCGGATAGACGGTGACCATCGTGCCGGTGCAGTCGGCGCGGGAGGCGCCGGCGGTCCGGTGGACACCGAACAGCGCTTCCGTGCTCCACCCGAAGTCGGCAGCGGCCTCGCCCCAATCGTCGAGGAAGGCGAGCATCGCCCGGCGCACCGAGCGCCAGACTCCGGAGCGTCCGGCCGGTCCTGGCTCAATCCAGATCATGCCGGGGCAGGGGATTCGATCATCCGGCAGGCTCAGCACGCCGGCCCGCCAGGAGGCGACGAGGGAGGCGGAATCGGTGAGGGCGAGGGCGGCGCTCATGGGGCGGTCCGCGGCCGGATGCGGACGACGTAGAGCGCCCGCGCCTCGCCGAAGCGGGCCCGCCCATCGCGACCCATCTCGGCGCCGCGTCCGTCAGCGTGCCAGATGCCGTCGGTAAGTGGCGCACGCTGCCGGCTCGGGTAGACGTTCACCCACCAGACGCGGATGCCGGCGACGATCGCGGCCATGGACGAGGAGGCCATCAGGCAACCCGCTCCTTCTGCGCCGACGCCTTGGCATCGAGCCGCGCGGCGAGCTGCGCGAGGGACCCGCCGGAAGCGACCTCGCGGAACTTGGCGCCGGCCTCGTGCAGCACGTCCTCACGAGCGGCGGCGACCGCCTCAGGCGACGGGCGAGGGCGCCCAGGCTCGGCCTCGCCTCCCCGGTTCAGCCAGGACGCCGCGATCTCGGCGACCTTCGCCCGGTCCTCGTCGGTCGGCGGCTCGTAGACCTCCGCCTCGAGGATTTGCCGGATGTGGACGAGCTTCGCCCGCAGCGGGATCAGCCCCTCGCGAACCTCGGCAGCGAACTCGGCCGGCGACGGCCGCCAGCGGCGCGACCAGGGCAAAAGGGTCATGCCGTTCCGGAAGCGCTCGGACGCCCTCTGGATACCGGCGAGCGGGAGATCCTTCAGCGCCGAGATGTATTCCGAGACGAGCACTTCCTCCTCGTCGGCACCGCGCCCGCGCCCTTGCTCGAATCCGAGCAGAACCCGGCTCACCAAGGCGTCCACGAGTTCGCGCCGCTGGCTGGGCGCGAGTTCAGCCTTCAGCCGCTCGGCGACGTCGGAGAGCGCGCGACGCTCCGCTGTCGTGGCCGCCAAAGCCCGCGGCACGCAGAAGCGGGTCGGCTGGCCGTCCACCGGAGCCAGCTTGCCATGCAAGGCCGAGATCTTCGCCTCGACCTGGTTCAGCGTCGGGAGAGTTCGCGTCGACGGCAGGCGGTTCGACATCGTAGGGCCCTTGCAGGGATTGCGAGTAGAGGCGGACCACGCGGCCAGCGAAGCCGGTGGGAGCGGGGGCGAAACCGCCGCCGCGTGGCCCGCTTGGTGGCAGGCGGTCGAGATCGGCCCGCCGCCGCCGAAGGCGGGATTCGACCCAGGTCGAGAAGTCGGCGAGTTCCCGCCCGTCGGCGTCCTCGATCACCTCGAGCACGACGGCAGCCTCGTCCCGAGCGATGCCGAGCCAGTGACCGATCAGGGCGCGAGCCGAGCGACGGGACCGGCCGGTGTTGGCGCTGATCAGGTCCACGCCGATCGTCAGCAGGGCTTGGCGGTTCGACCGAGCCAGTTCCGCGGCCTCGCCGCCCGCCTGCCCGGCATCGCCGGCCGAGCCGTCAGGCTCGGAACCGGGGTTGGCGGGGGGGTTAAGGGGGGGTGGAGGGGGTGCAGGGGGAGGCGGGGGGCCATCCGGGGGGGAGGCAGGGGGTAATGCGTTACCGCCGTTACCAGCGTTACTTGCGTTACGGTGCGTTTCACGGTGGCGCCGGACCCGCGCCGCAGTCTGCGCCCGGCGCTTCTCTGTCTTGGCGTCGACCTCATCGGCCTCGGCCTTCTCTTCCGCGGCGACGGCTGCCACCAGCATCTCGGCAGTGGCGCCGGCCGCGAGCATGGCTCTGAGAACTTCGGATCGAATGGCCATGGCTCTACTCCGCTGCCATCGGCAGGGATTGGGGTTCGGGCTCGACGTCGACGAAGTCCTCCCAGGAGAGGCGCCCCAGCGTGGTCGGCCCCCGGTGGGAGCGGTCCCAGACGAACCAAGCGAAGGCGGTCATGCTGGTGGCCTTGGGGCCCTCCCAGCCGTCGCGGTGCATCATCGGCAGCCGCTTCCGGAAGACGTGGACGCGGGCCAGCGTGCCGGTGTCGAGCAGAGAGCCGCGCGTGATCCCCTCGTAGAAGGCGAGCCGCAGCAGCATCATCACGCGCGGACAAAGCTCGACGGCTTTCTCGGCGAAGGCGCGGGCGTGCTTGTAGGGGGGATTCGTGACGATGCAGTCGACCCCGAACGGAGCGCCGTGCAGCTTCAGGAAGTCCATCTCCGCGACCTGCCCGGGGCAGCCGTAGGAGACGAGATCGGTCGGCACCACTTCGTGGCCGGCCGCGCACAGCTCACGCACGATGGCGCCGGGCCCGCAGGCCGGTTCCCAGATCCGCTGCGGCAGCCACTCGGTTGCAAGCAGTGCCCGCACCGCGACGCCGGGCGTCTCGTACAGGTCGTTTCCGCGCTCAGCGTGCGGGTGAGCCTTGTTCTCGCGGTAGCTCATGCCGCCTCCAGCGCGCCCGGGCGCGGCCAGATCGGAGAGATGGATTCGAGGATGACGCCCGGCGGCACGACACGCACGGTCGCCGCCAACTCGGCGTGCTCACGGTGCCAGTCGAGCACGACGCGCCGCGCCTTCCGGTCGTTGTCGATGACGCCGTGCTTCTGCAGGAGATCGCTCGTCGCCTTCGACAGGTTGTCGAGGTCGGCCTTCGTCTCCGCCTCGGGGACGGCGAGCAGCAGGATGTAGGCGCCCGGCACCCGGCCGGGCCGCTGTGCCTGGAGCCGCCAGCCTGCAGCGACGATCCAGGCCTTGTAGGCGTCGGAGCGCATCGGCCGGCCGCTGCCATGACTGTGCAGGTCGTTGGCCGAGGGCGGGACCGGGAGCAGGACGGTCAGCTCGTCGACCACGCGGCGGGGCGCGGGGGCGAACAGGGGACCGTGCGTCGGAGGCGGGCGGCGGGCCATGGATCAGCCCTCACGCGTCGGCGGCCACGCCTCAGGAGCGAACGTCCGCGCGAGCGAAGGATCGGCCCAGAGTGGGGGCGGCTCATAATCGGGATGCGGCCGGGCGTGCTCGATGACGATGCGCAGCACCGCAGCCGGATCATCAACGGGCAACTTCAGCCGCTCGCCGAGCACCAGCGTGCGCTTGATCCCCTCCATAGTCTGGCGGAGGAGGGACGGCGCCGCGCCGCGGGTGATCTCCGCGAGCCCATCGATCGTGTCGTCGTCGAAGGCGAACGGGAGCCCGTACCGCTTCAGGATCGCCCACCGCTCGTCATCACCGGGGAGCGCCACATCGATTTGGAGACCGAAGCGCCGCCACAGCGCCTTGTCGAGCTTGTCGTGTCGGTTGGTCGCCGCGATCAGCCGTCCGCCGAACGCCTCGATCTTCTGGAGCAGCGTCGTCAGCGCCGCGTTCATCTCCCGCGCGCAAGCCTGATCGTCGTTGCTGCGCTCGGAGCCGATCGCGTCGATTTCGTCCATCAGCACGACGCACGGAACGGCGACCTTGGCCAAGCCGTCGAACAGCTCGGCGACCTTCCTGCCTGTGCCACCGAGCTTCGCCTCGACGAGCTGATCCGCCTGGACGATGACCAGCGGCACACCGAGTCGGGCGGCGAGATGATGCGCGAGCGTCGTCTTTCCGCAGCCGGGCGGCCCGTACAGCAGGGCAGTGCTGCGCGGCTTCACGCCGACCGCCGCGAGGTCGTCGGCGGCATGGATCTCGGCCAGCCACCCAAGGATCGCGGCGCGGACGCGGACGCCGAGGATCGGCTCCTCCGCATCTCTCGACTCGCGCACGTCAGCCAGGGGTCCGAGTTCCGTGCGTAGGCGCTGCGCGGCGCTGGCCTCCTCCGCCGCAGCCTTTCCGCGCTGGGCGCGGCCCGGAGCCATCTCGCGGACGGGCCTCATGCCGAGGCTCCATCGCCCGCGTCATCCGCCGCCGGCTTCTTCTTCCGGCGGAAGGCGTCCGGGATCTCCATTCCGTCAGAGCCCTTGCGGACACACCAGCCCTCGTCCCAGGCGGCGCGGCGCGGATCACCGGCGACGTAGGGATTCGCGAACACGCGCTCGCCCGCTTCGGCCGCGGCGGAGCCTTCCTCGCGCGCCGCTGCGATGGTCTCTTCGCTCATCGCTCCCGACGGCGGAGACGCCTCTTCAGAGGCCGCCCCATCTGAGGCGTCTTCGTCACGATCCGCGTCTTCGTCCTGCGCAGGAGTGTGGTCGACAGGATCGTCAATCGGATCGAAGCGGCGGCGCGCAGCATCGCCGAGCGGGGTCCCGTCGAGCATGCCGAGGCTCGCGAGATAGACGTCGGCGAGGGCGGCTGTTTCCTGCCGCGCCGCGCGATCGGACTCGTCCTCCATCATCCGAGCGACGACGAGCATCAGGGCCTTCTTGTCGTAGCCCTGCGCGCCGGCCTCGTTTCGGATGTCCTTGATGTCCGCTTGGAAAGCTTTGATCTCTTCTTTCAGTCGAACAATCCGCTCCGCATAGGAGCGAAGCATCTCAGCAGCGGACGAGTTGGCTTGCGCGCGTCGGCGACTTGTGTTTCCCATGACCATCTCCAAAGGAAGACTTCAGACCGCCCGGCACCCGCTCCCCAGCAGGCCGGGCGGTTCGCGTTTCAGGGGTGGTAGCGACCTGGGGGCAGGCGCTCGCCGTTGACCGGGCGCATGGGATCGCCGCCGATGGGCGGACGGCGCGGCACGCGGGGCTCGTCGATCACAGGCAGGTCGGCCGCCGGCAGCGGCGTCGAGGGACCGGCCCGCAGCCGCTCCTCAGCCTGGGCGAGGGCGACCAGTGCGTAGCGGCGGCCCTGGACGAGGCTTCTCGCCGACGCCGAAGCCGCATCCCGCAGCAGTTCGTTCCGGCGCACGATCTCGGTGCGCACGGTGTCGATCAGGTCGGCGAGGCCGGCATCGGACAGGTCGGCGAGGGCGCTCATCGTCAGGCGACCCGGCCGAGATCGTCGTGGGCGCGGTCGGCCGTCGGCATCTCGCGCTGCACGACGCACCAATCTTCGGCGAGCATGTCGGACTGCGAAGCCAGCCATGGGACGAACGCACCCTGCGCAGTCCACATGTCGATGTGCGGCAGGTAATCGAACCGCGTTCCGACCGGCACGCCAGCCTTCGCCAGTGGGCGGCCCTCATCGACCGTGAGTCCCTGCGAGCCCGGCACGAGCAGCAGGAACATGCCCTTGCCGTTCCAGCCATCGCGAGCGACGGCATCGCCGTCCTTCATCTGCTCAAGTGCCTGCCCGAAGGTGAGCCCGCGCCCACCGCCCTCGTAGGATTTGCGGTGCTGAGCGGGGATCAGCGCCGCATAGCCCGCCTCGAACACATCGCGCGGCGAGTGGGAGAGGTAGCCGTCGGGCTCGCTCTCCGTCGGCGCGTAGCGCACGAGCATGTCGCCCTCGCTCACAGCGCCAGGGCGGCGCAGGAAGCCGGGCGGGACCGGGACGACGATGTAGCCGTGCTCTGGATGGTTCACGCCGACCTTGCCCGAGCCGTCGGCCTGGAACTCGGCCGCCGCGATCGGATAGGCCTCCACCTGCTTGTGGCTGACGTGGGTCGGGTTGAAGGGGAACATGCTCGGCTCCTGCGGGAAGCCGGGCGGCATCAGCGCCGCCCGGAAAGGGCGGCGTCAGCCGATGCGGCGCTCGATACGGGCGAGCGCGTTGCGGATGCGGACGATCGGGTCGCGAACGGACTCGGCACGGTCGTTGAGGGCATCCGTCAGGCTGTCGACATCCCGACGCCCCTTAGTCGTGTTGTCCGTTGCGGGAACGACGCCCGCGAGATGGTTCGCGATACGCTCGGCATACTCGGCAGTCCCGTTCGCCAGTTCGCCGACATCGGTCAGCGTCGCCAGCGCGCCGCCGAGTGTTGGCGCGGTAACCGCAGGCGAAGCGCCCTGTGAAGCTTGGTTGAGACCACGAACACTGATGTCCGTCGCGTACTGTTCCATCGTGCTTTCCTCTCGCTCAGCGGCTACGGCCGCGGCTCCATCGCCCCGAACAGGGGCAGCTCGCTCAAAGCACCCGAGGCCTTCTTGCGGAGGCGAGGCGCCGGAGATGGCGCCATGACAGGTGCCGGTGCGGTCGCGACTCGCTGACCGATCGCAGCCGCTTCCGCAGCCGACGGCGCTCCGCCCACGCGCGCAGACGCCGGGCGATCTCCTCGAAGAGCCGCATCCAGTTCCCTCCGGAGTTTTTGGTTTTCGGCCTCGATGGCGTCGGTGCCGTCGGCGATGTGCTTGCAGAGCCGCTCGTAGGCGGCGCGGATGTTGAGTGCGTCGTGCAGCCCGACCGTCACGTCCGGGGCCCGTCCGAGCACCTTCCGGATCCAGGTCGGCGAGCGTCCGAGCTTCGTGCCGAGGGACTCGTAGGCGCGCATCCGCGAGCCCAGCGTTCGCTCTTTCACGGCGATGATCGAAGCGAGATCCGGGCGGATCTGCTCCAGCGCTTGGTCGGCCGTCATCATGGCGCGGCCACTCCCCGACTTTGACCGCATTCGGTCAGCCCTCCGTGCTTCAAGAAGATCGAAGCAAAGGGGTGCGTCGGATGCGGGAGGTAAGAGGAAGACGCAGGTACGCAGACAGGTGCGCGACGGCCGACAGCTTGCAGGCGCAGGCAGACGCGCGAGTAGGAACGGCCCGAGGAAAGGACCGCCCCCGCGGGAACGGGAGCGGCCAAGTCCTTGGGAGGAACGCCCACGAGGGGCGTGTCAGTCGCGGGGCGACGGACCACGAGCGCGCCGAAGGAACGGCGCGAATGGGGACGCCCGGCGCTGTCGTCCAAAACAGTGACCTTGGGGGAAAAGGTCGGCCGGGCGATCACGCGGTTCATTCCGCGCGATGGGGAAAGGGGGAGGGGGCGGCTCATGCGAGCAGCCTCGATGCGAGCCAGCACAGCGCGGCGGCCGCACCGTCGACCACGTCGACGGCGAGTGAGAACTGGCAGCCGACGGCGGCCGCGCGGGCCAAGCCGACGAGCGCGACGACGCCGAACACGGTGGCGGCGGTTCCGGCGATGGCAGGAAGCGCGATCATGTCAGGCGGCCCTCGCGAGCGAGGGGCAAGCACGGACGGGACGCCGAGCCCGACGCTCGACAGCCCCGTCCGGCCCGCTACCATCGGAAGTGCTGGGACCGATGGAGCTTGCGATGACCGATGTGACGCCCGAGAGGGCGGAATTGCTGAGCCTGCGCGCCCGTCTCGCGGTGACGGAGCGGGTGGCCTGGATCGGCGCCGAGATGGCGGCGATCATGCGCCCCGAGGAGGCGCTGGCCTTCGTCGAAGCGCAGAGGAATGCGCTGGCCAGGGCGTATGCCGCGCCATCCGAGGAGACGGCCGCGCTGCCGGCGCACGAGCGGGAGTTCGTCGCGGCCGAGGTCGAGCGGCGCTTCGCCGAACTGGTGGTGACGTTGAGGGAGGCGGCGCGCATCTAGGACCCCATCCAGCCGGGGGTGCGGTCGGCGACGGCGGTCGCGGCGCGGATATCGGCAGCGGCCTCCTCGGCGAGCCGTTCGTGTCCAGGCAGACGTGCAGCGATAGTGGTCGCGCTCTCGGCTTCACGGACGAGCCGGTAGCCCTCTGCGAGCGGATCGGCGGAGTGCGCCGCGATCCGCGCGTCGATGCGCCGGTCCAGCCAGCGCGCCAGCCAGGAGAAGGGGGCGAGGGCGCGCATCAGGCGGCGCTCCGGGGCTCGTTGGGCGCAGGGCCGGACGCGGCCTCGACCGGACCGTCGAGAAAGTCGTTCGGCGTGACCTGGCCGTCTGTCTCGGCGCGGATGCGCTCGAGCACGTCCCACTCGGGCCGGCGGTCGCCGGACATGTATCGCCAGAGGGTCTGGCGCGTGACGCCGAGCCGTTCCGCGAAGGCGGAAGGCTTGATCTCGGCTTGGTGCAGGTAGTCGGCGAGCCTCATGCAGGAAGCATGTCACCAACATGGAGACAGCGCAAGAGGCTGTTACCAAGTTGGCGCGTGGCGTCGTCGCCGAAGAGGCGACATGATCACCGCCGTGGATGGGAAGTACCCAAACGGCCTTCAGAAGGCCCTGGAAGATGCCGGCGTCAGCGGGTCCGAGCTCGCGCGCCTCATTGGCACGTCGCGGCAAAATGTTTCGCGATGGGTGTCCGGCAGCCGAGAGCTTCTGCCCCCAGTCGCAGAGCAGATTGCTCCGCACCTCAACACGACATCCGCAGCGCTGTTGCTTCTGAAATCAACGGAGGTTTTTCGCGTGCCGTTGGGGGGAAGGATCGTAGGCGGAGGCGCGATTGACGTCTCGACGGCACAGCACGAGCCGGGGCTTGAGTACGAGATCGAACTTTCGGTGCGAGTGCCAGACGCGACCATCGCCTACCAGGTGGTGGGTGAGTCGATGATGCCGGTCTACCGGCCAGATACTGTCATCATCTGCCGCGCCCATACGCAGGACATCGAGCCATTGGTCGGGAAGGAGTTGGCGGTCGCAACCGTCGATCACGGCCGCATGCTGAAGACCGTGCACCGTGGGTCGAAGCCCGGCCACTACGATCTTGAGAGCTTCAACGCTTCGACGATGCGCGACGTGCGCCTCGAGTGGGTCGCCCGCATCGCCGCGATCATCCCGGCCGATGAGTGGAAGATCCTCGAGCGCCGCGCACAGGTGCAGGAGTACCTGAAAAAGCCGTCGCAGAGACGGCGGCCGCGTGGGGCATGATCTGACATGCCCGTTTACTTTTCGGCGCGATCCGCAAACGAGCGCGACTGGCGGCTTCTGAACGGGCTGCAAGCTGTCATGGACGGACATGGCGCGCTGTTCGACGCTCAGGACTCGGCGGTTCATCTGACCGCCCGAACGGGTGCTGATTGGTCAGGCGGTGCGGTGAAGGTCGAGATCACGCTCGACCGCTTTCGCGACCTAGCCCAGGCGATGATGGACGCCGACCCGCAGAAGGCGATGGACGCCTTCGGCGCCGCGCTGATCCTTGGGCCGCGCCGGCCGGTCTACGACGAAGACGGGCGGGAGCTTGGGTGAATGACCGAGCCGAGAAACCTACGTGTGACTTGGAAGGGGCCTACACTCGACGGCACGACAACCAACCGCGCCTCAATGGCGGAAGGGAAGCTCAACCGGATCGGCGTTTGCTTTACTCTGAACGGTGTACGGCATGACATGACCGTTGAGATTGAGCCGCCGGCCAATCGCTCCCTTCTCGACCATGAACTGCTCGATCTCGTGCGCCCGCAGGTAGATGCCAAAGCGCGCGACCTGACCTAGCCGCCGGCCTCCGGCCACTCCCGCATCAGACCACCCGCTCCCTCGTGGACCAGCGGTGGATGCGGAGTTGCCTGTGCTGCCGCAATGAGCGCGGCGTCGTCGCGCAGGTGGACCCAACCGTTTAAGCCGACGAACCAGACCTGCCGATCGCCTTCCGGCTCGTGAACCGTCGCGCGAAGCACCCGCATTCCGGCCCGTTCCAGCGCGCGCGCTGCATCCGCCACCGTCTCGATTGCCATCAAGCCTCCTCGCCCCGCCTCGCGCGGGGCTTTTCGTTTCTGGCATCAGGCTACTCCATCCACAGGGCCGTGACACCACCTTGGCGCGGAAAATGTCGCCTACTTGGAAACACTCGCTTGACGTGTTTCCAATCTGGTGACAGCATAAGCCATCGCCGCTCACCGAGCCGATGGAGACCACAGTGTCCGCCACCCCTCCCGCCGAACGCCCGCCGATCGAGTTCTCGGCGCGCCTTCCTACCGATGCCGACCGCGCGATCGGCACTCGCATCGCAGCCTGCCGCAAGGCTGCTGGCATCAGCCAGAACGCGCTCGCTCAGGCGCTCGGCGTCTCCTACCCGCAGCTGCAGAAATACGAGACCGGCGCGAACCGTGTCTCCGCCGGGCGGCTGCACAAGATCGCTCAGCAACTCGGCACCACCATCGGCGCACTTGTCGGGGAAGAGGGCGCAAGCCCGGTCGATGGCGAGACCCTCGCCTTGCTCGCGGAGCCCGGCGCCGTCGAGCACCTCCGCGCCTTCGTCGCCCTGAAGGACGAGCACCGGTCGCTCGTTGCGTGGTTGGCCCGCGACCTCCGCGGCGCCCAGGCCGAGGCCGCCTGACATGGCCGCCCCTGACCTCCGCCCCGTCCGCAACAGCGACGGCACCTGGGCCATCCACGACGCGCTCGGCGAACTGCCGGGCTATGGCTCCTGCGACTGCTACGCCGACGCGCTCGGCCATATCGCCGAATTGATCGCCGACGCCCGCGACGACCGCGCCGCCCTCGACGACTTCGAGGCCCAGCACTTCGCCGAGGCCGCGTGAGATGATCGCGTTCCTCGAAACCCTCCCGCCGCTCCAGGCCCTCGCGACACTCGGCGTCGGCGTCCCCGTCACCGTGCTGGGCCTCGCCTTCTTCATCTACGACGCGGGCCGTCTGGTCCGCCTCGCGATCACGGGGCGGCTGTGATGGTGGCCCCGACCCATCCCGATCCCTGCGGCGCCCGCTGCGAGACGGCCGACGCACTGCGCACCCTGCGCAACCTGCTCGAGGCCGCGATGAACGAGGCCGCCCGCATTCGTGCTGGCGCCGCCCTCGGCAACGCCGACCGCTTCCAGGTCAACGAGGCGGTCGATCTCGGCCGCGAGGCCCTGGCGCTCGCCGGCATCCTCGGCGCCGTGCCCGCCGCGGCGACCGACGCCGACGCCTCCCTCACCACCGAACACCGAGATGCGGCCTAGCCGCGAACCCGAGGGCGCGCCCCTCACCACGAAAGGCACAACCATGAGCGATCTGTTGCGGATGCTGGCGGCAAGCGCTGTCGCGGACGATCTGGGACGGAGGCGCAGCAGCCCGCCCGACGTGCTCTGCACGACGCTGCGCGAAGAGTTGGCCCGGTATCAGCAGCCGTGCCCCTTCAAAGCCGGCGATCTCGTTACGCCTCGCGCAACGGCTCCGTTCAAAGGGCGGGGCGAGCCTCACATGGTGGTCGAGGTCCGCGCCGATGCTGAGCCCGATTTCAACGAGGCGAAGACGGGCAACGACTATGGCTGCCGCAACGACATCCGCGTGATGTCGGAAGTGGGCGAGGTCCTGCCGCTCCACTGGGTCGAGAGCTTCTACTTCGAACCCTACACCGGCCCCGGCTCCAAGCCGGAGCAGAAGGCCGCCTGACCCGTCCGCCGGGTCGGTCTCCGGCCCGGCGCCCGCCCTCCTGCACGAGAGCGCGCCCCATGAGCGCACAGCACACCCAAAGCGCGGCCGCCTCTGTCGAGGAGCAGGTTCGCACCATCATCGCCGCCGTCTTTGGTGTCGAGACAGAGCGCGTCAGCGACGACGCATACCTCGGCGTCGATCTGGGCGCCGACGCGCTCGATCAGGTCGAGCTCGAATGCGAGCTGGAAGACGCGTTCAGCATCTTCTTCGAAGAGGGCGAGTTCGAGTTCGGCCGCCAGACGCGCGTCCGCGATATCGCGGCCCAGGTTCGCGGCAAGCTGGATGCGAAGGTCGCGAAGGACGCCGCTCTCGCCGAAGCCGAGAGCCGGTCATGATGGCCGCCCTCCAATACCTGCCCGGCGCCCTCGTCCTCGCCGGCATCGCCGCCCTGATCGCGTGGCCGGTCGTCTCTGGGATCCACGACGGCAACCTCCAGCAGGCGGCCGACGACGGGGAGGGCCGCGACCGTGGCTGAGGACACGCCCCTCAACCTGTTCGTCGAGCGCACCGATGCCGGCCCGCGCCTCGTCGCGATCCGAGCGGACGGCGAGCGCGTCGCCGAGTTCGATCTCGACCGCGTCGGCGCTCGCACCATCGCCCGCGAGCTGCTGGCCGCGACCGGCGACGCCTTCGAGCGCACCTTCACCACGGAGTCCGCCCGTGGCTGACGCCTCCCATCAGTGCCCGCACTGCGATCGCGCTTTCGGCGACCCCAACGGCCTCTACTGCCACGTCAAGACGAAGCACGGGCGGAAGAAGGCTCAAGCGGTGCGACCGGCGCCGACGGCCGAGCCCAGCATGGCCGAGCTTCACGTCGCCGCCCTTGAGGCCCGCGCCTGCGGCGAACCCGTCGATCCCGTCATTGCCGAGATGTTCGATGTCTGACCGTACCCCCGACCAGCAGGCGCTCGCCGACGTGTTCCTGTCCCTCGGCATCCGCCTCCCCATCCGCGCGGGCGGGATGCACGGTCGCGGCCTCTCGGAGGCCGACGGAACGCCTCTCTTCATGGGAGCGCCGACCGGCAGCCTGTCCACCGACCGTGCCCGTGCGCTCGCCTCCGCCGCTGCGATCAACAAGGCCACCGGCACGCCCGACCACAAGGCTGCACCACTCCCGGTCCTGCGCCCTCTCACGGCCGACGTGATCCGGGCCGCGTCCGACCCCTTCGACCCCGAGCACCTGATCGCTGTCGCGCAGGCTGCCCGGATGACCCCTCGCGCCGACGCTGCGGAGTGACCCCCATGGAGATGATCGAGAAAGGCGGCACGCGCCCCACGGTGCGCATCCACCGCGACCTTTACCAGGGCACCGAGCAGTGGCTCGCCGCCCGCTGCGGTATGCTCACCGCGAGCGAAATGGGGCTCATCATCACCCCGACGTTCAAGGTTGCCAAGAACGAGAAGGAGAAGGCGCACCTCTACGAACTGCTCGCCCAGCGCATCAGCGGCTACGTCGAGCCGCACTTCGTCAGCAACGACATGCTGCGCGGGCAAGAGGACGAGATCGAGGCCCTCACCCTCTACGCTCGGCACTTCGCCCCGACCGAGGCCGTCGGCTTCATCACCAACGACAAGTGGGGCTTCACGCTGGGCTACTCGCCCGACGCCCTCGTCGGCGCCGACGGCTTGGTCGAGACCAAGTCCCGCCGGCAGAAGTATCAGGTCGAGACCTTCGTCGTTCACGTCCTCGAAGAGACCATCCCGAGCGACTTCCTGATCCAGGTTCAGACCGGGCTCTTGGTCAGCGAGCGGTCGTGGTGCGACCTGATCTCGTACTCTGGCGGCCTGCCGCTGGCCCGCATCCGCGCTTACCCCGATGCGAAGATCCAGGCCGCGATCGTCGAGGCGGCCGCCGGCTTCGAGGAGCGGCTGGCCGCAGCACACGCCCTGTACCGGAAGGCCATCGCGAAGGCGGGCAACATCCCGACCGTGCGCCGCGTCGAGGGGGAGATCCTCGCGTGACCGACCTGTCGCAGACCATCGCCCCCAAGAGCGACCAACTGAACGCCGACGATTTGATCGCCGGCCCGCTCACCATCAGGGTCACGCGCGTCTCGCCGATGCGCGAGCCCGACCAGCCGATCGCGATCTTCTTCGAGGGCGACGGCGGCAAGCCCTACAAGCCCGGCAAATCCATGCGCCGCGTGCTCGTGCGCGTCTGGGGCAAGGACGGGTTCGCCTACGCCGGACGCCGGATGACGCTCTATCGCGACGATTCCGTAATGTTCGGCGGCGTGGCGGTCGGTGGCATCCGCATCAGCCACATGTCGGACATCAGCGAGAGCGTGACGCTCCCGCTCACGGTGACCCGTGCGAGCCGCAAGCTGTTCACGGTCCGCCCGCTGCCGCCCGAGCGAGGCCCGAGCGGCGGCAAGCCGACCGGCGAGGACACGCGGACCAAGCTCCTCCGCATCGCTCGCGAGAAAGCCGCCCTCGGCAGCGCCGATCTCGATGACTGGATCGGCAAGCTGAAGCCTGATCACCGCGCCGTCGTCGACGAGATCGAGGCCGAGCTTCGCGACATCGCGGCCGAGGCCGACGACCGCCTGCCGCCGGATGACGACGGCTTCCCCGGATTTGCTCCCGCCGACGAGGAGGCCGCCTGACATGGCCGCTCGCCCCACCCCGAGCGAGGCCGACATCATGCGCCTCGTCTATGCCGGCCTGACCTACATGGAGATCGGCCTGCGCCTGCGCATCTCGAACAAGACTGTAGCGCGCATCGCCAGCAACCACGGCTATGACGCCACGAAGCGGATCAAGCTGAAGGCGAAGAGGCGGGCCGAGATCCAGAAGCGCCAGCGCGCCCAACGTGCGTTCCAGCAGGCGCAGGCGGCCGCGGAGCGGAAGCGGCAGCAGGGCGAGCGCGAGCCGCTCAAGCCTATCCCGCAGGTGCCGGCTTGGATCGATGCCGCTGGGCTGGCGGAGGACTATCGCGATCTCGCCCGCGAGTTCGACGAGGATCACGCCGCCCGCGAATGCCGGAAGCTGACTGCGGAAATCCGCCGTCAGAAGGCCGTCGACGCTCGCCTCGGGAGCGCCGCATGAGCGCCCCCGGCATCTACTGCGCCGATTGCGGTACCGAGTGCGAGCGCGTCACCGGTCGCGAGGCCGGCGCTCGCGACCCGGACCTGGTCGACGCCCAGGTCTGGGCCTGCCCGTTCTGCCCCGATGCGTGGGCCCCGAGCGCGGCTGACGGTTCGGCAGTCGGTCTCCCGGCTGGCGAGAAGACCCGCGAGGCCCGCGCCATGCTGCGCGAACTCCATGTCGAGCGGCTGATCGGCGAGGCCCTGCGCCACTGCCCGAACGGCCGCCCCATCGCCGAGGAGCGCGTCGCGTCTTTCCTCGCGCACGAACTGCGCTTGCCGACCGACGAGGCGGCGATCGACCGCCTCAACATCGAATGGTGCCGCCGCGCGTGGCTCGCCCTGAAGGGCGCCTCCTACGCCGACGTTGTGCGGCACGCCCAGACCTATCGCCCGAGGAAAGCCGCCTGATGCGCCCCCTGATCATCGACAGTTTCGCAGGTGGCGGCGGCGCGTCCGAGGGCATCCGAGCCGCGCTCGGACGGCTACTTCTCGGCCATCTCCCGAGCTTGCTGGGCGATGCGCTTCTTCCTGAGACGCTGCGCTTCGGTACCCGCCTCTTTGTCGGGCGTAGTCATCCCCAAGCGCTCAAGCAAATTGGTCTCGCCGCTCCGCGAAGCAACGCCCTCCAAGATCGCCCTTTCCATCTCCGGGCTCGGCTTCGGCTTCGGGTTCGACATCGCGACGGACCTCCGATCTCTCTGCAACGGGTGCTTGGCCGCTCACTATTCCGTGAAGCCAAGCTTCGCCGCAACCCTTCGATCTTGCGGAGGGCAGCATGACCTCCCCTCCCACCGCGTCCCTCGTCTCCGCAGTCGAGGGGAAGAGCGACCTGTTCTACATCGTGGACCTGCGCCCGAAGTGGAACCGGAACCCCTACATCAGCTTCTGGCGTCCTGACGACGCCGGCTACTGCTTCCCGCTCTCGTGGGCCGGCAAGTACACGGCGGAGCGGATCGCTGAGGGCGGCAGCTACTACACCTACAAGGAGTGGACGAGCGAGAAGGGGCCGGGCCGCCTCTTCACTCGGTTTCCCGTCCGCTGCTCCGATATCGAGGCGCTTGTCGCGGAATTGGGCGGCCCTCCCGACACCGAAGGCCGCGGCCGGGTGGACGGTAACGCCGGCCCGGTCCTGCGGATGTCCGGCGCGATGCGCAACAGGCTCCGTCGCCTGCGCTACCGCCCCGCCTCCCACACCCCCGTTTCATCCGACGCCCCGAACGCTGAGGGGGAGCGCGCGTGATGGCGGGACGTCGCATCTTCTGCTCCTTCAGCGGCGGCGAAAGCTCCGCGGAGATGACCCTGCGCGTGAAGGCTGCGCTGCGGCCCGGCGACGAGCTGTTGGTGATGTTCGCCAACACCGGCCAAGAGGACGAGCGCACGCTGGCCTTCGTGGACCGCTGCGACCGCGAGTTCGGCCTCGGCGTCGTCTGGGTCGAGGCGGTGATCAACCCGGAGCACCGGCAGGTCACCACGCACCGGGTCGTCAGCTTCGAGACCGCTACGCGGGACAAGAGCCTCTTCGAGGCGATGATCCGCAAGTATGGCATCCCGAACCAGAACTATCCCCACTGTACGCGGGAGCTGAAGCTGCGGCCGATGGCGAGCTATCTCGCAACGATCGGTTGGGCGTTCGGCACCTACACGACAGCAATCGGGATCCGGGCCGACGAGTTGGACCGGATTGACGGCGAGGCCAAGGCGAAGGGCTTCAGCTATCCGCTCGCACAACTCGGCATGCGGAAGCGGGATATTCACGAGATCTGGGACGCACGCCCGTTCCGGCTCGGCATTCCTGAACACCACGGCAATTGCACTTGGTGCCATAAGAAAAGCCCGCGCAAGCATCTCACGCTCATCAAAGAGCGTCCGGAAATCTACGACGTCCCGCGGTACTTCGAGCAGACCTATCCGCATGCCGGGTCAGGTGACGGCCCGCGCTGCTTCTTCCGCGGCGGCAAGTCCACAGACGACCTGTTCGCCCGAGCGGCGCAGCCCTTCGAGCCCTTCGTCGACATGCGCGGCAAGGGGCAGATGGAGTTCGGCTTCGCCGTTCCTGCCTTCGATGCAGAACTCGATCTCGGCGGGTCGTGCGGGGAGTCCTGCGAGCCCTACGGCGACGAGCGGTCGCCCACCCTCGAAGCAGCGGAGTGACGCCCATGGACCGTCCGATCATCTTCAGCGCGCCCATGGTGCGGGCGCTTCTCGCCGGCAGGAAGACGCAGACGCGGCGCATCCTGAAGCCGCAGCCGCCAACACCGGAGCAGTTTCGGGGGAGCACCTTCAGCCTGGACCGCGCGGTCGCCGACGGCGTGAAGGTCTACAGCCTCAACGACCTCGACCGCCTGCCGAAGCATCCGACGAAGTGGGACCTGTGCGGCTCCGTCGGCGTCGCCCGGAACGCAGGTTTCCCCACAACCTACCGCGTGCCGTTCACCGTCGGCGACCGCCTGTGGGTTCGTGAGAACCACCAGTTCCGGGGAGCATCCTACAACGACGGCACCGAGAGCGAACCAAACTGGAGCAATGAGGAGTGGTTTCGGTGCTGGGGCAGTGGCGGCGCGGGGGATTGCTGGGACCCTGATTTCCCGGACGGCTGGAGTCCCAGCCGCCACATGGGCGTGCACGATCTCACCGGACCAGAGCACGACGAGGGCGAGGCTGTGCGGGGCCTCGCGACCAAGATACTGCCCTCCATCCACATGCCGCGGTGGGCCTCGCGCCTGACGCTTCTCGTGACCGAGGTTCGGGTCGAGCGACTCAACGCCATCAGCGAGGCTGACGCGATCGCCGAGGGCATGCCGGATTTCGGCTCATTCTGTGAAAGCCTCGACCCGGGCACGCTCAACGCGGCTGGCGAGACAGCATCGGAAACTGCCAGCCGCCTCCGGTGGCCGCAGCGGTGGTTCGCCTCCCTCTGGAACAGCATCAACGGCGCCGATGCATGGAGCGCGAACCCGTGGGTCGTGGCGGTCAGCTTCCAGCCCTTCGAGACTAACATCGACCGCATGCCCGAGCGGCAGGCGCCCGTCGCCATTCCCGCCGCCGCAGCCGAGTGACCGCCATGGCCGAGCACAGCACCATCACGCACGAGACCGTCATCGCCGGCCGCCTGCGCGACGCCGGACACCTGAACTACGGCAAGCGCGGCGGCGGCACGATCTGGCAGCACACCACGATCCCGCGCCTGTCCGCGATCGACCGGCCGACGCTCAACGACGAGGAGACGAAGCGCCTCGGCGTGTCGCGGCTCCGCGAGTGGAGCGTGGACGGCGGGAAGGCCGGCAGCCTGGAGGACGCGATTGCGGCGCTGAACGTGCCGCCGGTCTTCACCGACGAGGAGCGCGAGGTTCTGGAGCGCGTGCCGGCCGAGTGGGTCGAGTTGCACGAGTTCCGGACCCGCCTCTCCGAGGAGCTCGGTCGGCAGGTCGGGCTCACGATCATGACGCTTCGGCAGAAGGGGGCCGTCGAGAACGAACTGCGCCCCGGCCCGGACCGTCGGCAACCCTGGATCCGGCGAGCGCCGGACGCCCTCACTCAGCAGGAGGCCGCCGGTGGCTGACCTCTTCAACCTCGAACGCGCCCTGACGCCGAGCGAGCGCCGACATCTGCGCGGCGGCACTCAGGCGAAGGGTTACGCCGCGATGCCCGGCACCGGGCCGAAGGGCGAGACCTGCGGCTCGTGCGACCACCTGGTGCGGAAGCGTCTCGCCAAGGTCTATCGGAAGTGCGGGCTGATGGAGCGGCACTGGACCGGCGGGAAGGGCACCGACGTGCTCACGACCGCGCCGGCCTGCCGAAACTGGAAGGCCCCCGCGAGCCGGAAAGATCTTTCCGGACAAAACGTGTCCCTTGCAAAAATCCGACAGTGCAGCGGGAACGCCGTAGCAACGGACGCTGAACGGCTTACCCCGTCCGAGATCGAAGGAGGGCGGCCTTGAGCCCCTTCCGCACGACTTGGACGCCGCCGGCCGTCCTGATGCGCACGGGCGAATGCCTCGTGCCGACCGAGCTTTCCTGGCGCCGCGCCGATCGGCTCGTGAAGGCCGGCTTCGCGACCATCAACCCGCATCACCAGCGCTGGCTCGGCAAGCTGACGCTCACCCCGGCCGGCCGCGCACGTGCCGGGCTGCCCGCCACCACCCTCCAAGCCGCGGAATCCTGAGATGAACGACACGACATATGCCGCGCGCGAGGCGGGGCAGAGCGATCAGCTGACCCTGCGCGCTGTCGTCGAGGTGCGTCGCGAACGCACCGACACGCGCCTGTCTTTCGGCGAGGGCGTGAAGCACGAGGACGGCACCGAGGCGGTCAAGCAGGCCATCGCGGCCTTGCAGGCCGAGTTCGACGGCAGGCACGGTTGCCCCGCAGCGCGTGGACAGAGCGCCGGGCAGTGTCCGGAAGATCTCCACGGGCGCGCATGGGTCGCCGCAGAGTACCGCGTCGCCGGCAGTCCGCACGAGTGGACCGATGAAGATAGCCTTGCCATGGCGCGGTTCATCCTCGCTGGCCCGCGCCCCGGCGCTTCCGACAGTACCTGCACGGGGAAGGTGGAGACGGGGGAGCTTCGGAGCCTCATCAGCGAAGCCGCCGATGCTGTATTCGCCATCGGCCGGGCCACACCGTCCGAGCAGCAGGTTGACCGCGCATACACCGCAGCAGAACGGCTCTTGGACTATCGCGACAGGAACCTGTCCGAAGCAGCCCTCGCCGCTCGCTCGGCAGACCCGGAGGCGCAAGGGGCGTGGGTCCAGACCACGGAACGGTTCGTCATCGCCGTGAGGGAGTTCCTAGCCGATTGGCGCAAGGGCGACTTCCTCCTGCCGACACTCGCGGCGTTGGACGCGGAGTCTATCGAAGCGGCGCTTGAGGACTGGGCGGGTCGTCTGCCCGCTCCCCCGTCCTCCGGTCAGGAGGAGACGCTTTGAGCGCCGAGCACGATCCCGTCCCCCTGCGCGAGCGCATCCGCGACCGCCGCACGGGTCGCGACCACGAGGTGCTCGCGCGAGAGGCCGAACTCGCCTCGGCCGCCGTCCTGCGCCAGGGCGAGAAAGTCGTCGTCGTCCGCGAGATGCTGAACGCCCGCGTGCGCGTGTTCGTCGTCGACGAGATCGCCGCGCGCTTCGTCCCGGTGGACCCGGACGAGCCCGTGCAGACGGCGCGGTTGCGGGCGGTGCCGAAGCCGGAGGATGATCTGTGACCCAGGCCTACCCGCTCCAGTGGCCGCAGGGCCGGCAGCGCAAGGCGCCAAGCGCGCGGAAGGATGCCAGCTTCGGCAAGGTCGTTGGCACCGGCCACGAGCGCCGGCTGAAAAGCCTAAGCCTCGCCGATGCGCGCGGGCGGCTGCAGGACGAAGTTGATCGTCTCTGCGGCAAGTCTGCGGTCCTCAGCACCAATGTTGCCCTTCGCCTCGACGGGTTGCCGCGGTCAGGTCAGGGAGAGCCGGACGATCCTGGCGTTGCCCTCTACTTCGATCTCGGCGGCAAGCCCCACGTTCTCGCGTGCGACACCTATACCCGCGTCGCCGACAACATCGCGGCCCTGGCGGCTCACATCGAGGCCACGCGGAAGATCGAGCGGCTGGGCGTCGCCACGGCCGCCGAGATGTTCGCGGGCTTCCAAGCGCTCCCGGCGCCGGGCTCCACGCCGTGGTGGTCGGTGCTGCAGGTCGAGGCGAGCGCGACGCCCGAGCAGATCGAGGCCGCGTTCAAGCGCCTCGCGCGCGAGCGCCACCCCGACAGGCCGGGCGGCTCGCACGACATGATGGCGGACCTTAACCGGGCCCGCGAGCAGGGGCTGAAGGAGCGCTCGCATGGTTGATCCGATGAACCTCGCCGCAGAAGCGCTCGCCCGCCGCCTCCACGCCGGACAGGTCGATAAGGGCGGCGCGCCCTACACCGGACATCTCGGGCGCGTCGCAGCTCGCGCCCGCGCGCACGCCGAGGCGATGGGACTGCCGCGCCAGCACGCCGAATGGTGCCAGCAGGTCGGCTGGCTGCACGACACGATCGAGGACGTTGGAGCGACGGCCGACGACCTTCTCGATACCGGGTTCGACCCCGCCGTCGTGCAGGCTGTCGAGTTGCTCACCCGGCCCGAAGGGAAGCCCTACCTCGAATGCGTCGCGGCCATCATCGCCAGCGGCGACCGGCTCGCGATGATCGTGAAGCTCAGCGACAACGAGGACAACCTCGACCCAGCGCGGGCCCTGCCGACGGCCTCGCCCGCGCTCAACGAGCGATACCAGCGATCAGCGGAAATGCTGCGCGCTGCGCTCGCTCTGCCTCCATCCACCACCACCGCACGAGGCCGAGATGCGTAG